CATCAACCTGCTCCAACAGCTGGTCAACCAAGCCATCCCGGCTTGTGCCAACACGCCGGTTGTCTCCGCCAGTGCCGAAGGCGCGCACGTTTTCAAAGTCTCCCAAGGCACCCTCTGCGGAGCCTACGCAATCAATCTCACCAACACCCCCGGCTACCTTGTTGTGCTGAACTCCGCGACAGCCCCGGCTGACGGAGCCATCACTCCCCTCGACTGCACCATCCTCCCAGCCTTCGGCGTAGCCAGCATTGCCTACGGCCTCGGCAACGGCTCCTTCTACTCCACCGGCATCACCGCCGTCCTCACCTCCGCCTCGACCTGCTTCACTAAGACCACCGGGGTTATCACCGGGTTGATCCATGGACAGGTGCTATGAGAAAACTTGCCCTTCTCGCTCTTCTCCTCTCCTCTTCCGCCTTTGGCCAGACTCTTAACGAGTCCCGGCCGCTGGGCGGTGCTGCCTGCTTTGTCAATGCTACCTTCACCGGCTGCTCCACCGCCGGTACCTTCATAGTCCCGGCGGGGGTCACGGTTGTCTACATCGACGCTTGTGCCGCCGGTGGTTCTGGCGGCGGCGGTGGGGCCACTGGCTCAGCCGCAGGCGGTGGCGGTGGGGGTGGAGGCGGTTGCGTCTTTGGCTTTCCCTTGGTCGTAACTCCCGGCTCCACGCTGACCCATTCCATTCCAGCAGCTGTTGCTGGAGGGGCCGCAGGCACAAATGGAGGCAGCGGTGGAAACCTGACGATCACCGGAGCGGTAACTGCTTTCCCGCAGTTGGTTGGAGGCAGCGCCGGGTCAGGCACAACTGGCGTTACCGGCGGTGCCTCTGGTGCTGGCGGTGGCCCTGGTGGCGGCGGCTCCGTCGCAGCCAATACCTCCGGTAACAACTCAGTCACCCAGCGCGGCGTCCTATTCATTCCTGGCCCATCCGGCGGCGGCGGTGGAAGCACCGGCACCCCTGGCGGTAACGGCGGTACTACATCTGCCTATACCTCGGCTTCGAACGGCACCGGCAACGCCTCTGGCGGCGGCGGGGGAACAAGCTTCTTCGGCAACGGCGGCGTTGGCGGTAACGGGCCAACTCCGACCGCCGGGAACGCTCCGACCATTGGCTTCGGCGGTGGCGGTGGGGGTGGTGGACCTTCTGGTACAGCCACGGGCGCCGGCGGTGCCAGCGCCCAGGGCTTCGTCACCTACCGGTTCTGAGAGGGAACATGAAGTACCTTGCCGCAGGCATTGTCGGCTCGTTGCTGCTGGGAGGCGCTGCCTATTCCCAACAATTCATGAACGCATTCCTCTTCTCTCAGCTTCAGCCACCACCACCGCCCCCGCCATCCTTCGGGCCGTTCCCTCCGACACCACCGAAGCTCTCCACCCTCTACTGGGAACCGCAGAACGGTGGCGTAGCCGGCGGTAACCTTCCTGACTTCAACGCCCTCTGGGCCCTTCCGAACAACGGCTGGCCCGTCTCCGCCGGTTATCTGAAAGTCCTCAAGGTTCGAAACACCACAGTTAACAACCAAATCTCCTCCATCCCCAACTGGATGGGAGGGATTTTCGCTCCGTTCATCATTGCTAATAATCTCCAAATCTCCATGGACAGCGCCAATGCAACGGCGGCTTACTGCCATGGCCCTGGGACCAACGCGGCTAACATCGTAAACGACGCTAACACAATGGAGGCGATGCGGACCGCCGGGATCAACGTCCTGCAAGTCTCGATCCAGAATGTTTTCTCCCGCAACACTGCTGCTGACTCTGCCACCGGGAGCACATGCAGCGCCGCCCAGAACGGCTACGGCTACACTCTGGACCAGCGGGTGCAGGATGTCACTTGGTACACCCGAGCGATCAACGCCCAGCTTATGGCTGATGGCCATTTGCCAGTTCAGTTCGCAGTCGTCGATGCTACCAACACCCGCGATCCTACCACGCTCACAAATCATTTCTATTGTCAGACTGATGGAGTCATCGTCGGTAGTATCTCTGGCAATGTTCTCACCGTCTCTTCTGTCCAAAGCGGAACCATTCCGCTGCCTAGCATCAGCAATCCAACCGGCGACCTCATCGTCTCTGGCTCGCTGGTAGTCGACGGCACTAACATCACATCTCAGCTATCCGGTACGCCCAACGGCGTTGGCACCTACCACGTCTCTGGCGTATCCCAAACGGTTCCCTTAAACCAGTTCAACGTCGGACAGCCCTGCACTGACTTCTATGCCATCTTCACCTATGTATTCGGTCAACTCGCCTCCCCGCCGGGGGCTACGTTTACTGGCTCAATTAAAAATTCCACCCTGACCGTCACCACCACCCCGCCGTCCGGAGGCCTGCGACCAGGGCAGATTATCACCGGCGCTGGCGTAACCGCCGGGACGACCATCGTCAATCAGAACTCTTCCACCGGCAGCATCAAGTTCGGCGGGACTGGAAACTACGCGATCAGCCCCTCTCAAACCGTCAACTCAGAGTCCATGACCGCCTCTTGGCCAGCGCCGGCGGTTGCCACCTGCACCAACCCTGGCTGCACCGTAGCGATCAGCGGCAACGTCGCTACGGTGACCGGGACGCCGGTTGGCTCGTTCGGGCTTAAACAAGCACTGACCGGAGCAGGCGTAGCCGCTAATACCTACATCACTCAACTCGGAACGGGCACCGGCGGCGCCGGTACCTACGGCGTCAACAACGCACAAACAGTCGCGGCGGAGACGATGACGTCAAGCGCAGGCATCCCTTTGTCAGAGTTTCTCTTCGATCAGGCTTGGGAAAACTACCAAGACTTCCAAGACCCAACCGTCTGCAGGAGCGCTAAGCCTCCTTGCGAAATCTCTATCGCCTCAACTGCCCAGGCCGTTGCCTGGGTCTTCGCCCAAGGACTCAATACGAATATCGAACTAACCTCCCTTACCTCGCAGAGCGAAGCGGATTTCAACAGCCGAGTCAACGCGATCGTTCAAGCAATGGGCGCACTCGGCCCGGTTAGCTGGGTTGGGCGCAGCTTCGAGCTTATTGCCTTCACCTGCAAGAATCGCAACAATCCGCAGGGGCTCCCGTGCGACGTTCCCATTCCCACCGAAGAACTTACCGAGAACGGAACCTACCCTGAAACCCGCAACCTGAAAGACATCGGGGCCTATCTGGCCGCGACGTTCCATAACTAGGAGGCCCAGATGGCCAGATGGAAACTGCTTGCTTCGCACTATCTCAACGTCCCGGGGACGGAATGGGAGCAGAGGGAAACCTCCCGCGAGACCGGGAAGGAAGTACGTAAGCGCTACTTCATCCCCCGCCTGCTCAATATCGAGGACCCCGGCGATTGGACTGAGAAGTATCGGAATGACTTGGGTCAGGTCTTCGGCGGGGATATCATCGTCTGCTTCGCCGGTCGAGGCCAGCCGAAGGATATCGTCTTCGAAGGTCTCCCAACCCCCGACATGGAGCCCTTGGATGAAGAGGCTGAAGCCATTTCTGCCCAATACCGCGATGGCTGGGTTCATCCGATTGAAAGCCTGCCCGCCCAGGGCGATACCTACGGCGCTGCTCTGATCGCCAAGATGGAACAGGTCATGTCGATGATGATCCAGGCCCAGGGCGGAGCCACCTCGACTGCTTTCACTCCCGCTGTCTCCCCTGACTCTCAGCTTGTGGAACAACTTCTCCACAAGGTCCAGGAACTCACCATCGAGGTTGGCAAGCTGAAAGCTGGAGCCATCCCTGAGGACATCGAGCCGCTGTCCGATATCGAGCCGACCGAAGCGGAGCTTGCTGAGAGTGAGAAAGCTGCGCAGGTCCCGGTCGAAGTGATCGCTGCGAAGGGGCAGGCTTCGCGCCCTAGCCTTCGGAGAGGCTGATGCCTTCCAGCACACCGAAGATGGCACGGACCATGGCGGCCTCGGCCCACAACCCAGCGTTCGCCAAGAAGATGGGCATCCCCGGCAATGTCGCTAGGGAGTTCAACCAAGCCGATGCCAAGACCGGCATCCTCCGACGCAAGCGAAAGAAAAAGCATGCCTAGGAACCCTGACGACGAAGTCCCAGAACATCTCTGGCGGCTGACCATGTACTACCACGACCTGCTCCATATCAAGTGGGGCTATTACGAAGTCGGGGGCACGTGCCCGGAGCACGTCTCAAGCGAAATCCTCCGGGTCCACGACCGCCTTGAGCACCTCGTCAGCGAGGAGCATATGCAAGGCGGAACGTTCCGCCGGATCAAAGAGGAGATGGAGCAACTCAATGCGACAAGGAAGAGCAAGCCGCGTGGTAGCCGAGAGCCGCCACCCAACACCGAAGCCGATGGCGATCAATCCCGCCGCGGTTAGCCAGATCGGGACGGCCGTAGACCCGAAGGCCGTCGCGCCAATGCATCAAGGCCGAGGATACCAAGGCCCCACCCCGCAGCCGCAGAGCCCCGGCCCCGGCGGTGGACGAACAGTCCACCACTGTGGCTCACAAGGAAAGCACTGATGCCAACCAGGGACCTTTACCGTATCGACATGCTTCTCCAGATGGCGGAAGCCTTGGTGAAGCATCCGAACCTGAAGAACATAACCGCCGACGTGATGAACGAGCTTCGTCAGCACGAGGCAGGGGAACTGTTCGTTCCGGAAGGGCCGAGTAAGTGGGCCCCGGAGCACCTGCCGGCTGAAGAACCCCAAACTGAAGAGGAGCCCACCGATGCCGCGTGACATTCTCTCTGAGTACGGCAAGAACTCCGGAGTCGGCCAATCCGCCCCGCGAGCAACCAATGGCGGCAAGATGCCGGTCCGTGACGTTCACAACTACTCCCCGCCGCAGGGCCCGACCAATATCAATGACGCGAAGTCGCCAGGGCTCCACGGACACAACTGCGGTACCGCCGGTACCCAGGGTTCCTACGGCCACTCTGACCGGCAGACCTCCGGCTCGCCGGGCCTGAAAGGCACCAACCACGGCAACCGAGGCACCCAGCGGTGACCGACGAAGTCAACATCGCCAATCGTGCTCTGGGTGCCATCGGTACCCGGACCACGATTGCGTCGCTCAGCGAAATCAGCAACGAAGCCTTCAACGCTTCGCTCTACATCGAGAACCTCCGCGACCAACTCCTCCGCATGGCTCCATGGAACTGTGCGACGAACTACAACAACCTCTCCCTCGTCTGCGCTGCGCCGGGCACCCCTGAGAACCCAACACAGGGCCAGACGACTTGGCAGAAGGGCATCCCGCCGCCGCCGTGGGCCTACGAATATCTCTATCCAGCCGACTGCCTGCGCCCGCTGTGGATCGTTCCCCAATTCGCCACCGGCTTTGCCTCTGGCATCCCCATAACCACCGCCGTGACCGGCGGAGTCCCTCAGTTCTGGAACGGCCCGCCGGTTCGGTTCAAGGTCGGCATCGACCAGATCGATCCGGTATCCGGTAAGCCTGCCGCTGGCGGCGCCGATACCCGTGTGATCTGGACCAATCAAGAACAAGCGATCCTGGTCTATATCAAACGGGTCACCGATCCGAACGTTATGGACGACTTGTTCCAAGAGGCTTGGGTGGCTGGCCTCGCCAGCCGGCTCTGCATCAATCTCACCGGCGACAAGTCTCTGGCCAACATGAAAACGCAGGAGGCCAACGCTGCGATCATGATGGCGCGGGGCACCGACGGTAATGAAGGGTTGACGATCAACGATGTGACCCCTGATTGGATACGGAGACGCGGGATCATGTATCAGTCTTGGGAGTTCAGCCCCAATCAAATCTTCGATTGGGGTCCGTGCTTGTCGCTTTATTGAGGAATATATGATTACGCAACAAGAAGTAAAGCACGCCTTCAACTACGATAAGCAAACGGGTAAGCTATTTTGGCGATGGAGAACAGACTGGCCAAACAATAGCAATGCTCGATTCGCTCATAAGGAAGCTGGAACCGTCGCTGTTTTTAACGGAGGGAAGTTATATTATTTAGTTAAGTTTAGTAATGAGAGGTTTTTAGCACATAAGTTGATTTGGCTTTATTTACATGGGGAACTCCCTTCAGAAATAGATCATAAGGATGGAGACGGTTTAAATAATAGGGAAGACAACCTCCGTTTGGCTACCCGGTCCCAAAACATGATGAATAAACAGGCGCCGAATGGTGGTGTTGAAAAACATGGGCGCAAGTACCGTGCCCGAGTTAAAGTTGAAGGGCGGAGGATAGAGCTTGGCAGCTTCGATACTTGGGATGAGGCACATCAAGCTTATTTAGCCGGTACGTTGAAGTATTTCGGCGAGTTTGCTTACATATTTAGGAGAAGCCGGTGACCGTCTCAACCACGCTCAGCCGCATCGTTATCCCCGGCAACGCCGCCACAACCACTTTCAGCTTCCCGTTCCCTGGGATAGCCGCGAGCGATCTTCAAGTCTACTACACCGACGCCAGCGGCAACATTACCCTGTTGGCCTCGAATCTCTATTCCGTTGTGCTGAACCCGCCGGTAGCTCCCAATCCCACCGGCGTCGGCGGCACAATCACCTATCCCCTTGTCGGCTCGCCGATTGCCAACGGGACTTCGCTGACCATTGTCCGCAACGCGCCGGAGGTGCAGAGTGCCAGCTTCGCTAACCAAGGAACGCTGTATCAGCCGGCGGTCGAATCTGCATTCGACTACGCTATAATGCTCATCCAGCAGATTCAAGATACCATCGGCCGCGCCTTGACCCTTCCCGTCAGCGACCCAGCAACGATCTCCCCCATCATCCCCTCCGCTGCCCAGCGGGCGCTGAAGGTCCTCGGCTTCGACTCCCTCGGCAACCCTATTGCAGCCACCGCCCTGGCTGCCGCCCTCGTCTCCACCGCCTGGGCTCCCGTCATTGCCTCCAGCACGCTCCAAGGCGGTCGCACCCTTGCTGGTATCTTCCTCGGCGGCCCGGTCTTCGATACAAAGACCGACGCAGCCGCGGCGACCATCGACACGAATGTCAAACTCCTCTCAACCTCCGGCTATGCCGCCGCCGGTGACCGCGGCGGCACCAACTACTTCAAAGACACCGGGGCCAACACCGCGCTGACCTTCCAGTCCGCCGACGGTGCGTTCTGGACACCCTACGGCGTCGGCCGCCCGGAGATGGCAGGGGCCAAGGGCGACGGGGTGGTCAATCCCTCCACCGGCAGCGTCAGCGGGACCGTAGACACCCAGGCGATAGCCAATGCTATCTCCACCTTCCCGGAACTCTCCTTCACTCCCGGTCTGACCTATGTCGTAGACACCTCTCTTTCCGGCCCATCGAATAATTGGTGTGTCCGCATCAACACCAGCAACCACATCATCCGTGGTAACGGTGCACAGTTGGCGATGGCCAATGGTACTTGGAATCCTTCTAATAATATCCGGGTAGTATTCCTTGTTGCTGGTATTAGCACCCTGTCCGTTATCAGCAACATCACCGTCCGTGACCTTCAAGTCTATGGCAACGCCAAGAATCAGGGAAATCCGACCAGTGCCAATGAGTATTCCGGCATTCAGGTTAACTTTGTTGTTAACGGATTGATTGAGAACTGCGTCATTACGCAGTGCGCTGGCGACTCTCTGGCCATGGCCGGTTGCACCGGGGTGGCCTTTACCAACAATTACATCTCTCTTGCAGGTAAGAATTGTATCTACGCTGCCGATCAAAACAGTTCCTACATTATCACAGGAAACTATTGTAATACAGCCAATTGGAACTTCGGCGGCAGCAGCCCCTTCTTCGGAGGCAACTCTTATGCAGGAATTGCAGTCAATTCTGAATTCGGTACTGTAACAGGAAACATCTGCGGAAATTGCGGAGTCGGTATCCTTCTTTCTTCTGTGGGCTCTCCTCTGGTTACTTCACAGATGCTCACGGTTGCAGACAATGTGATCTATAGTTCGGTCGGTGACGGTATTAATGTTTCCAGCGCACAAAATCCACGGACCTGTACAATCAGTATTGCTTCACCTGCTGTCATCTCTCTAGCGGCTCATGGTTACGCCGCCGGTACACAGGTGTTCTTCACTACTACCGGTGCGCTGCCGACTGGAATCACAGCCGGTACGCCGTACTACGTCATCGCCGCCGGTCTCGGCGCCAACGTCTTCGAAGTCTCCGCCTCCTTCGGCGGAGCAGCTGTTAACACTTCTGGCTCGCAGAGCGGAACGCAAAGCGTAGCCGGCAGTATCGCAACACAGAAGTGGGCAGCGCTGACAGGCAATATTATCTTTGGCGCCGGCGGTAATGGTATTCAGATTAGCAACTCTAGATATCTTACCGTCTCCGGTGGGGTTATTCAAGCCTGCACTTCACAGGGAATTCTGCTGAATACGGCCACACAAGATATAACAGTCAGCGGAGTTACCATCTGTGGCAACGGCGGCAGTGGTGTTCTTTTTAGCGGAGCAACTAATTGCAATGTAGTCGGCTGTACGCTCAATAATAACACCGCATACGGGATCGACTTTGCAACAGGCATCGGAGCAGGCACAGCGGCGAATACCAACTGCTCCTTCGGCGACAATCTCTATGTTAGCAACGGCAGCGGCGATGTGAACGGAACAGACCTTGCCAATTTCAGCAATGGTACCGATGGTTACCTTAACGTCTCGGCTGCGGTGAACCCCGGCACAGTAGCCAACGGGTCTAATTACGTTACAACTTTAACGGTGGCGGGAGTTAATACAGGTTCTAAAGTGTTATCCAACTTCTCGTTGATGACAGGAGGGATTCTATTGACTTGTTCTTGCACAGCAGCCAACACCATTACTCTTACTTTCTTCAACAATTCCGGAGCAGGATGGACTCCCGGCGCCGGTACGTTGTATATGACAATCAAGCTTAAGTAATGTCCGACAACCTTATCCAAACCAGCTTCGCCGCCGGGGAGCTTGCGCCTAGCATCTTCGCGCGCACGGACTTGCAGAAGTACCACGCAGGCGCGGCCGTGCTCCGCAACTTCTTCGTGGACTACCGAAGCGGTGCGAGCACGCGGGCAGGGACGAAGTATATCATCCAGGCGTTGATGAACGGGGTCCGGCTGATCCCATTCCAGTTCTCCACCGTCTCTTCCTACATCATCGAGTTCGGCGATCGCTACGTCCGGTTCATCAACAACGGCGCGCCGGTTCTGGAGAATGGCTTTGCCATCTCTGCAATCACCAACGCCAATCCGATCGCTATAACCGCGCCCGGCTCGGCCTTCGTCAACGGAGATTGGGTCTTTGTCTCTGGCGTCGGCGGGATGCTGCAGGCCAATCGCTTCTACAAAATCGTCGGCGGAGTCCTCTGCGACGTGAACACCGGGATTCCTGTGGACTCCACGCATTGGCTTGCCTACACCAGCGGCGGCACTATCGCCAGGGTCTACAAAATCGCAGCCCCCTACGCCTTGGCCGACATCCCTCTACTCAAATACACTCAGAGCGCCAGCGTGATGACGATCACGCATCCGAGCTATCCGCCAGCGAACCTGACCCAAACTTCCCCGACAAGCTGGACCCTGACGAACATTAGCTTCCAGACCCCGATCCTCCCGCCGACGAACCTGATGACGGCAACCAGCGTCGCTGGCACAGCCAACTACGCATTCGTAGTCACGGCGATCGATGCCGACGGCAACGAGTCCGCACCTTCCACCCCAGCCGCCCTAGCTTCCGCCGTTAACATCTACGGCACCGCCGGGACCATCACTGTCACTTGGACGGCGTCTGCCGGTGCGGTCTCCTACAACGTCTACCAGGCCGAGCTTAGCTTCGCTGGGGCCGTGGCCACCGGTGCTGCCTTTGGCTTTGTCGGTAACGTTACCGGAACGCAGTTCGACAACTCCAGCATCCCGGTGAACTTCGACACCGGCCCGCCGGTTGTACTAAACCCCTTCGCCAACGGCAACAATCCTGCCGTCAACTGCTACTTCCAGCAACGCCAAGTCTTCGCCGCCAGCAATGCCAACCCAACCACCTTCTGGATGAGCCAGCCGGGCGGCTTCACGCCTACGCAGTCGAACTTCAATTCCTCCGATCCAGTCGAGGACGATGATGCAATCACCGGTGTTCTCGTCAGTTCCCAAGTCAACGCGATCAAATGGCTCCTACCGATGCCCGGCGGGCTGGTTACAGGCACTTCCAAGGGCGCTTGGCAAATCTCTGGCGGGGCTGGGAACATTCAGGTACAGCCGCCGATCACTCCCAGCAACGCCCAGGCAATCCCCCAAGCCTACAACGGCGCCTCAGACGTTCCACCCATTGTGGTCAATTACGATATTGTATACGTGCAAGCGAAAGGGGCAATTGTTCGTGACCTGGCCTACAATATTTACGCAAATATCTACACTGGCGCAGATATTTCCATCCTCTCCAATCATCTTTTCTTCGGTCACCAGATTACGCAGTGGGCCTACGCAGAGGAACCTTTCAAAATTATTTGGGCCATCCGGGATGACGGGATATTCCTCTCACTGACTTTCGTCAAGGAGCAGGAGATTTATGGCTGGGCTCGGCATGATACGCTAGGGCTGGCGCAGTCGGTTGCCTCGATAACCGAAGGCCAAGTGGACGCAGTCTACATCGCCGTGCTGCGCTTCTTGAAAGGAAACTGGGTCACGACCATCGAGCGCATGGACAACCGGCTCCCGTTCGTCTACGGCGCTGAGGATGCGTGGTGCGTTGATTGCGGAGTGCAGACGGCTTTGATCGTGCCGATCGGCGCAACTATGAATGCGACAGCCAGTTCCGGCACAGCCGCCTTCACTTCCAATGTCCCCGTCTTCGGCCCAGGCATGCCGGCGGACAACACTATCATCCGGATGGACGGAGGCATCGCTGTCGTCACTGGCTACACCTCTGCAACGCAGGTTACTGCGAAATGGCTCCAGCCGGCTACGCAGGTCTTGCCAAATGATCCAAACAAGACTCCGGTTCCGGCTACGAATACAACAACGCAAGCGGCTTGGTCCTTCGGGTTGCCGTCTACCGTCTTCTACGGCGCTGACTGGCTCGCCGGTTCCACCGTTTCCGTCCTGGCCGACGGCGGGGTTGTTGCTCCGCTGGTCGTCGCCGCCGATGGCAGCTTCACCTTACCGCAACCCGCCACCAAGGTCACCATCGGCCTCGGCTTCCAAGCACAGCTTCAAACTATGCCGCTGGACGTTGGGGGCGGGGCAGAAACAGTGCAGGGCAAGCGTAAGAAGATCGGGGCCCTGACTGTTCGCTGCGCCAACACCCGCGGGCTGAAAGCCGGAAGGAAGTTCTCCACCCTCGTTCCGATCAAGGAGATGAACCCGAACGTCCTCCTCGGCTCACCGATCGGTCTCGTCACCGGCGACGAACGGGTTATCATGGACCCGCTTTGGGACGTGCCGGGGCAGATCTGCTTGCAGCAGGACGATCCACTCCCGGCGACCGTCCTCGGCGTGATCCCCGAAGTCGTGGTCGGGGACACCAAATGATCTCCATAACCAACAAGATCGAACTAGACCTCCCTGAGATTGTCTCTCGCACCGCGTTCCCATCCGATGGTTCGGAGCGGACCTTTCGCTACTGCTTGCAGCGCAGCGACCGTTGGTGGGCGGGGACGGTGGACGGGAAGGTCGCCTGCGTCTTCGGGCTGATCTTCCCGTCCCTGCTTTCCACCTCTGCCTATATCTGGTTGCTCACAACCGACCTCGTCGACGAGCATCAGTTCCCCTTCGTCCGGTACAGTCAAATTTGTATCAAAGAGGTCCTCTCCCATTGCGACGAGGTCCGAGGGCACGTGGATGTGCGCCAGCCGCGGAGCGTGCGCTGGCTGAAGTGGTTGGGGGCGACGGTCGGCAGGCCGCAGGGCTTCTACGCTTCGTTCATCATAAGGAAGCCCAGCTAATGGCCGACCCTGTCACGATGATGGCTGTTGGTTCTATGGCCGCGTCCGCCGGCGGTAGCATCATGGGAGCCGTTGGCTCCTCCTACGCTGGGCAGGCCCAGGCCAACATGTATCAATACCAAGCTGGGATTTCTCAGCTGAACGCTCAGATAGCAAAGCAGAATGCTGACTACGCCTTGCATGAAGGGGAGTATTTCGCGCAGCAGGCGGGGTTGAAAACCCAAGAGACCGTCGGCAGGACCATGGCGATCCAGGCCGCCTCCGGTCTCGATGTGAATAAGGGATCTGGCGCAGACGTGCGTAGCAGCGAGAGACAGCTTGGCGAAGAGGACGAGGCGGTTCAGCGCAGCAGCGCAGCGAAGAAAGCCTATGGCTTCGAGGTGGAGGCCGTCTCCGATACCGCCAGCGGCCAGTTGGAGCAGATGTCAGCGAGCACTGCTCAGACCGCCGGGACCATCGGTGCGATAAGCTCCATCCTCGGCGGGGCTTCGAGCGTTAGCTCGAAGTGGCTTGATGCCAGCAGGCAAGGCATTCCGGGATTCGTTAGCTGATGGCCCGTCCAAGCAATACCATACAAACAATTTTGCTTTATGCCAATAAGCAAGATGATGCTCCGTGTTGGATTTGGTGGGGAGCCACTTTATCTAATGGTTATCCAAAGGTTACTATGAATTATAGAACCTGTCTTGTTCATAGAGTAGTATATGAGCACTACAAAGGATCTATTCCTGAAGGATTACAAATAGATCACATATGCAAAAATAAGTTGTGTGTCAACCCCGAACACTTGGAAGCTGTTACTTGTCTAGAAAATATGCGCAGGAGATATGCAAACTATACTCATTGTGTTAATGGCCATGAATTATCAGGAGAAAATGTATATATAGCCCCTTACACTGGTAAACGAGACTGTAAAGTTTGTAGAAAGGCTGCCTCTATGAGATATCAGCAGAGGAACCGCTAACTTTGGCCCAAGTCCCGTACAATCCCGTCCCTACCGCGCAGCCCTACGGCGGCCGCGTACCGCGTGACGTTCTCGAAGTTCGGACCCCGTCCGATGCCTTTGGCGAGAACGTTGGGCGGGCGATCTCGTCGATGGGAAAGACGGTTGAGGGGGCTGGGAACGAGCTCTTCCAACGGGCTACCGCTCTCCAGAGCCTTCAAAACGAAACGATGAAGACGGAGACGTACTCCAACTATCTCATAGAACAAGGAAAGCTTCGGGATCAGTACGACTCCCTCTCCGACTCTGGCAAGGTGCAAGGCCTGGATAAGTTCCTTTCTGACTCACAGAACCTCCGGCAGAAGTTCCGCGACAGCCTGCCGAATCCAATGGCTCAGAAGATGTTTGACTCTGAGAGTCTTGGCTTCATGGCAAGGAATGTTTTCAATGCCGGGGGCGTCGCCGGCGAGGCTAATAAGCGCTGGCAGGTCAATACCAACAAAGCCCTCTTTGAAGTCAACAAGCAACAGGCTTTGAAAGACCCTTGGGATGATGCGCAGTTCAAGGAGGCCACAGATAACATCACCACGGCCATCCAGCATCAGATTGACATCGGCTTTCTCGACGCCGGTCCCATAGCCGATACCGAGAAGCTGCGCCGAACCAGTGAACTCTGGTCGTCGCGGATAGAAGGAATGGCCCGGCAGTCGCCCTTCCAGGCGAAGGCGGTTATGCTTGATGCGATCGAGCATGGTTATTTGCGCGGGGAGGATGTAAGGAAGGTTGGGAACATCGTTGATACCCAACTAGATCAAACCGGCAGTCGCGGCATCGTCTCCGACATCTACTCCGGTCACAACGTCGGCTATGGCGCTGAGCGTCTAACCATGCCGCTTTGGAAAGTGGCGATCAGCACGATTGAGAGCGGCGGCAGATACGACAACGTCACCGATTCCAAGACCAAGCTGGGTCGAGCCCTTGGCAAGTATCAAGTCATGGAAGGGGAGCTTCAGGGGCAGTTGAAAGAGGCCGGGCTTCCTTCGATGACGCCGGAGGCCTTTCTGAAAGACCACGCGGCGCAGGAGAAGGTATTCGAATCTGCCTTCGGCAAGCTGATTGACAAGTACGGTAACTTCAACGACGCTGCCTCGGCTTGGTTCACCGGCCGCCCGTTCTCCCAAGCCTATCAGCAAGGGGCGCATGATATCAACATCGGCGTTGCCGAGTACCTCGCCAGAGCCAACGCTGTCCTCGCCAAGAACATGCCCATCGACAACCGGCTCGACAAGGGCGAAGAGCTCGCTGAGCGCCTCGATCCCGGCAACCAGCGGCTGAAGGACTACGTCCGCGACGGTATCACCCGGCGGCAGGCTGAGGAGCAGCGGATCAAGCATGACCAGGAAGTGGACAACGTGAACTTGGTCCAGCAAGGAATCAATGGCTATCTCAACGGTAAGAAACCAGCCTCCATGGAAGACCTCAAGACCACCGACCCCCGCGTCGGACCGGCGATGGATTGGTTGGAGGAGAACTCGCCGGGGAAGATCAAGCAGTTCGAGAACGCGCTGACGCAGAACGCCAAGGGCGATGTGGTTTTCACACCGGAGCGCAAGGCTCGGTTCGAGAGCCTTCTTGGCATGGCTTCGCGCCAGACGAAGGAATTCTCTGGAATCGACCTCACCAAAGAGGACCTCCCGTTCGACAAACGTATCCAATTGGAGAAGCTCCAAAACCGCCACTACGACCAAGCCCAAGCCGATCCGAAGGTCACACGAGCCATAGGCATCATCAGCCGAGCGTTTCCGTCGGTTATGCCGCTCTTGCAGAAGAACGACGAACCGACAAATCAGTTCTACGGTGCGTTGCAAAGCGCTCTGGAGGACTGGCAGGCGGACCATGAGAAGCCACCGACGGAGAAGGAAGTTCAGGATATCGGCAGGACGCTGCTGATGAAGCATTCAGGGGCGCATTGGTATTCCTCGGACACTCAGGTATTCTCCGAGGACGTTCCCGACGAGTACACTACAGCATTGAAAAAGCTCTACCCCAGCATGACCGCCGACGACGTGCGCCGCCAGTACGTCCGCTCGCGGTATCAAGAAGAATACCAGAAGCTCTACGGGAAAGCCCCAAGTGAGTGATGTTTACTCCCTAATCGACCGGACGAAGGATAACATCACTCGCGATGCTCAGATGGGCATCGCCGGAGCGATGCAGACCAACCCGGACGAGGCGGCACGGGCGCTGGACCTGAGCCGGTCAACCGGCGTTCCTGCTGAGTTGATCCTGCCGGATGTGGCGGGGTTTGAAGAGAAGCATAAGACTGCGCTGGCTGGCCGGATCATAGACGGGAACCCACAGCTTCAGCATTGGCTCAACCAGAACCCGATGCACCCGGCGCTGGCGCACGACGACCTCGGCAACCTCGATGCGATGACGCAGGAGTTGCAGAAGTTTGGCAGCTTCCTGCGCAGCGGCGGTCCGCAGAAGGGGAGCGGACGCGGCGAGGAACGCTTCGAGAGCATCGTCGGCGCAGGCGTCCGTGGATTCATGGAAGGCTCCCAATATCCGTGGGGCGAGACGATAAACAATCCAGAGTTCAACGCTTCGCTGGCTGGGCGGGTGTTGCATTCGAATCAAGGGCTGGAAGCTGTTGCTCGTTTCCTCGTCGGGGCTGGTTGGGAACTGCCAAATGCCCTACTTGGCGGCGCCATTCATGGAGTGGGCGAGGCCGTAGGCGAGATGCATGCGCAGACTGGCGGGGATCGGTCGCTGGGCACGGCTACCGAGGAGGCTCTGACCAGCCTTGTTGACCCCTCTACCTGGGCGGCTGTTGGTCTTCCCGACCCACTTGCAATGACCAAGCCATTACTTGAAGCCAACCTCGCGCGCGTTCACGAGTTCGCCCGCTCTGTGGGTCCGTTCGTCAGGGCAGGAGTGGAGCCGCCGGTTGGGGCACATCCTATCATCGGCTATTTCAAAGCACAGCAGGCCGAGCTTGATATACAGAATCTCAACAATGCACTAGCGGTCGCTGAGCGCTCGGCGGTCCGCGAACGCGACTCGCAGAGCTACGCAAACTTTATCGCCGCTCACACCAACCGGGTCATCTCAATCTCCGCTGATGCGGTTCGTGCGATTTATGGAGACAAAGAACCTTCCCCTGACGACGGTCTCCTCGGCTGGATACCGGGGCTCGCCGACCAGCTACAGTTCGCCGAGACAACTGGCGGGGACATCAACCTCCCGCTTAGCCTCTGGCTGGCGAAGGTTGAGCCGGATGTAGCGAAGGCGCTACGGGATGATATCCGGGCGCGGCCCGGCGGGGTGACGTTGAACGAGGCGAAGGCGCTCCAGCCTAGGGCGATTGAGGAGACCGCCGCCCCAGCGGACGACCTCTCCGCCGTCCGCCAGCCCGCCGGGATGAGCGAAGCGCCGAAGTTCTCTCTTGTGCATGTGTTCAGTGGACATCAAACAGAGGAGGGCTTGGGCCCAGCCGGTGAGCCTGTTCATGTTTGGGATATCCATGCCCCTGATGGTAAGCGTGTTGGATCATTGCAAGTCGCGGAGCGGGAGGATGGAAAGAAGTTATATGTAGACTATGTTAGCGCCGGTTTTACTCCAGCCGGTAAGAGTTGGTTTATTGGCCCTACTCAAATCTATGAAGCCGCGATGCAGCTTCGGCAGCAGTTCCCGAAGTCCGAAGGCATTGGGGGTTATCGGGTTGGTGGAGCACGAAGTGCCAAGCCTAAAGATATCTTCCGCCGATGGGAAGATCTGACGCCGCAAGCGATAGCCGAAACTATTGGCGTTCCGAAGGGATGGGGCGCCGCCGGAGGGATGGAGCGACAAACCCCTTCGCTGATCCCGGCTAACGCCAGCCCACCTAGCACTTTCACCTTCTCTCGTCAAGGGAAGGATGTAGACATTCCGACAATGGCTTCGTTCACCCTCGAAGACCTGCTGCCGCATGTGGACCTGTCGGAGCAGAGCAAAGAGGACCGTATCCTCTCCGAGTTCTTCGAGCAGAAGTTGCTGGAGCAGGCAGGGAAGATTCCAGTTCACGTTGTCAACAATGCGGAGTTGCAGAAAGCCTTCCCGCAATTCTCCCGCCCCGCCGGTATCCACCTGGCAGACGCTGATGGCAATACCGCGATCTTGATCGGCGAAAATACCGTCTCTGGCTTCTCTACTGAGAATAGCGCCGCCCGTATTATCATGCACGAAGGCGGCCATGCTATTTCCGTCCGAGCGATCCTTGCTTATCCGGAGTTGCAAGCCGGGCTGCGTCAGCTTATGGACATTATGGATAAGAGTCTCCAGACGGCCCCAGAGCTACGCAAAAAGTTCAACTACGCTTTCACGGATGAACTTGAATTCTACGCTGAGGGTGTGGGCAACCACGAATTCCGCCACGCCATGATGGACACGCCGATCCCAGAGCACCTTTCCAAAGGCCTCGGACTCCGCGAGCCTCCCCGCAATCTCTGGGACCTCTTCCGAAACTTCATGAAGGACGTTTGGGAGAAGGCCTTTGGCAAGCGGCCGTCGGACAGTGTGCTGGATGCTTTTCTTAAGATCAGCGAAGCGATCGAGGAAGCGAACAAGGACCTGCCGGGGCAGAAGGAGATTAGGGGGACGGAGTCGGCAATCGAAGAGCCGGAACTCCCCGGCACCCGGCGGATGGAGGACACGCCTGCCTTCGGCAAGGGTTCTTTGACCCTCCGTGGGATCATGAACGAGACGCGGAGGCAGCGCTACGATCGGCTGATCGCCCAGCAACAGCAGGAGGATTTGGAGTTCCAGCAGGCCAGGGTGGAGCGGGAGGCGAAGCGGAGGCTGTCGAAGGAATGGAAAGCGCGCTCCGCAGCGCTCCGCCCGGAGGTGGAACAGGAAGTCCGCAGCCGCCCCGACGTGGTCGTCGATGAGATGCTCCGCACTGGGAACTATGGCGGTGAGCACATCGCCGGCGGGCTCAAGCTCGACGCGGAGTCGCTTACTGACGAGCAGAAGGCTTCGATCCCCTCCCGTTATGTCAAAGACGGCGGGATGACCCCGGATGACGTGGCTGGAATGGTCAACCCCGGCATGACCGGCGATCAGCTAGTGAACCAACTCGCTGCGTTGCACCAAGCCCGGACCGCCAGCGGCAAGGTCGGCGATGCCTTCGTCAAGGAACTTATCAACAACCAGCTTGACCTTCGCCTCAAGCAGGAACTCGGCATCCCGGCGGAGCGGCTTCTCGAAGAGGTCAAGGAACACGTTCTCTCTCCAACGCAGCTGGACATTCTGAGCGAAGAACTTCTGGGGATCGCCGAGGCGGGAGGATTGCAAAGCTCCATCAAAGCCGGGGAGCTTCAATCAGTGATGAGGGGGATGTTCGAGAAGGCCCCGCTCTCCACGCACGACACTGATAAGTACCTAGCCGAGTCTGGTCGAGCGGCCCAGCGGGTCGAAGACTTTCTTCTGAAAGGAGATTACACCTCTGCCTACAAAGAAAAGCAGCGCCAGATCATGGCGCAGATCGCTGCTGACATGTCGAAGCGGTTGGACAAGGAGGTGAAACGATTTGAAAAGCTGGTGGAAAAGGACAGCAAGCGGGACCCCTCCGGCCTACCGCCGGAGTACGCCACCTTCATCCATCGCCTGATGCTCCTCGCCGGGAAGATGCCAAAGCGAAGCATTCAAGACATGGCCGATATGTTCGCCCGGTATCCTCACGGCGACAACCTCGCCGCGTTCATCGAGTCGAAGTCCAAGGACATGGGCGTGCCCCTGCTCTTCCCGGATAAGCTCTACGAGGATTGGAAGAACCAGCCGAGGAGATTCGAATCCCTCCCCACCACAGACTTCCGCAACTTCGCGGACGCCGTCAGGGCCCTGGACAAGTTCGGCCGGGATGAGAATAAGATCACCGTCCAGGGCGAGAAGCGGGACCTTGAAGAATGGGTGAACGAGGCCAAGGTTCAGCTTTCTCGGCAGGGAGAGAAAGAGGTTCCGTACAATCGCAGCCGGATTGGAAAAGCTGTGGGCTTCGTCAAGACGCTGTTCTTCAAACTGATCCAGATGGAGACGGAGTGGAACCGCTGGGACCTGGGGGATAAGTATGGGATTTTCAATACCACGTTGAGCTACGAGGCGGCGGCCGCCGCCAACGATTTGGATACCAAGATCCGGCGGTACTCCCGCGAGCTAATGGCCCTGGACAAAAAGTTCAAGAATAAGAACCTCAACAAACGCCTTCCCAATCTTATCAACCAAGTCTCCGATGGCCGCCCGATTAACATGACTAGAGAGAACGCTCTGGCGATCATTAGGAACTGGGGGAACGAAAACAACATCGACAAGTTCCTCCGGGGCTGGTCCACCGAGGACAACCCGCTGCGGCGCGAAGCGGTTGAGGCCTGGCTGGCGGCACATACAACCAAGGAGGACTGGGACCTGATGGAAGCCGAAGGTACCATCCGAGGGAAGATGTTCAAGGAAGCGGAGCGGATGATCCTCCACATGGGCGGGGTGGTGCCGGAGAAGATAGAGTTGAAGGAGTTCACCGACCCACATGGCAACACCCGGCGGGGCTGGTACGCCCCGATGATCTACGATCAGGTGCAGGAAGGGGCCAGCCGGAAGCTGATGGGCTTGCCGGAGGCGGATATCAACGATCCTGTCGGGCTGCAAGACACCGGGTACTTCAAGGCCGACACCGCCGGCGGCTGGCAGAAGAAGAGAACAGGCTACGCCGCGCCGGTCTACCTTCGGTTGGAGCGGGACATCCCGAGGATGAACTCTCTCCTCTACGACATTTCCTTCCGCCCATTCGTGAACAAGCTTCATAAGATCACCCGTGACACTTCCTTCCGCAACGCCGTCCTCAACGCCCGCGGCGAGGAAGTCCGGGACATGCTGGATGACTACGTCAAGGACCTGATCGGGGCCAATAAAGGAATGTCCCGGAGCGATCAGAGGATAGCCAACTTCCTTGAAAAGATACGCCAGAATACTGCGGCAACGTTTATCGGCTGGAACATCCACACCGCCGAGAAGCACGGCCTCTCCGCCGGGATCAATTCTGTCTCCGAGGTTGGCGTAGATAATTTCTTCAGGGAGTTCTTCTCGCTGATCCGCGAAAGCGATGAGCGCCCAGGGATGAATAACTGGAATTGGATCAAGGAGAAGAGTGAGGAAATCCAGCGGCGCGATCGCAACTTCGTAGACTCCATCACCGGAGCTTACTCTGTCCTCCACGGCCGGTCAACGTGGCGGGAGTGGATGATAGAGAAGGGAAGTTCCGTCACCGCGTTCTTCGATGCTCTTTCTTCCCGGGCGATGTGGATGGCGGCATATAAGAAAGAGCTGGTGGAGCTAGCACAGAGGTACCCTAATGAGGCCCCAGCTAGCTACGATGGCATAGCTGTCTCCATTGCTAACCGGTCCGTCCGCCGGGCCCACGGCTCAACCGCCATCACCTCACGGCCGTCTGCCATGCGGGGCGGCCCCTGGGCGAAGAATCTGACCACCCTCTACAGCTTCTTCAACCAGAACCTCCAGAGGATTTACGAAGCCAACTGGCGGGCGCAGCATCACGGCGAGATTTCCGAAGGCGACTTCAAGAAAGGCGCCGACAACGTCAAGAAAATAGCGTTGCTGATGACGACCTCCGTCCTCGGCGTAGGCCTCGTGGAGCACGCCGTCCAGCCCTACCAAGGTTCGGAGAAGGACTCCTGGCTGACGCAGGGAGCTAAGGCTATTCTCAACGGCGTCAGCGGCAGCATTCCTATCGTTCGAGAAATCGTCCACGCCTACATCAACAAGTACGAAGGCGGCCTTGGGGTCTTCGACTCAGATGTCCGCGGCCTTATGAGCTTCGGAGGGGACATCCGCCGGGGGTCGAAGTTCATGGATGCCCAGCATGGGGGGCAGACGATAAAGCATATGAACCAACTCTTCTCCATCGCCACCGGCTGGTCGAACAACGAAGTCGGTAACGTGATGAAGACAGCCTGGGACTCTATGCATAAGACGAAGGAGACGCCGAGAAATCCGGCGGAAGCCTTCCGCGATGTCACCGCCGGACGGGCGATCGGCGAGCCCGAGTTGGCCCAGCGGCACTTGATTGAAACTATGACGCATGAGAAAGGGAGAAGGAAGTGACAACTCTTATGCTAGAAGGTAAAATCGTTCGTCTACAGGACGTTATCGAAAAACTAACAATGATCTGCGGGCATTGCGGAGAGGAGATGCGCTATATGGGAGAATGGCCGGTACAATTCCCGAAAACAGAAAATATCAATATACAGCAGGCTCTTCGCTGGACTTGCTGCTGTCGTTACCCTGTTCCTGGAACAGAACATACGGCTACCTACAGCGTTTCTCTCTCCTTAGTACCAACCCGGAAGAGTGAACAATGAGAACCACCTCGGACGAAATTGAAAGTGCGTTGCGGGCAGCGCAGACGGAGTTGCCTCAAATCTTGAACGTCCTGTCAGTGTTCTTTCCGCAGGTCAAAGTCATCCTGCCATTCCTGAACCTGCTGCCGTTGGCGATCCAAGCTGTTGGCGTTGTCCAACAGGCCACTGGCGGTTCAACGGCCTCAGCAACTGAGGCCGTGACGCAGCATCTGACGCCGGGCGCTCCAAACGCTCCCTCCCTTGCTCCCGGCGGCGCTGGCTCTGGCTGAGATTCCCCCCGTCTGCCTAGCCTCCTGGGCAGACTAACTTGGCAGGGCACTGAGGCCCTGCCCTTTCAGTGGAAATGGAAATGATCAGCATAGAGGCTATCTCAGAAGCCATCCTCGCAGTCACTGCCGTCCTCGGCGGGCTCGGCGCTGCTTGGAGAGATATCAAGAACCGGCTGGGCAAGCAGGATCGCCAGCGGGAAGAGCGGCTAATGCTGCTAGAGAAAAACGTCAATGAAACATTCCAGGAGTTTGAGAGGCTCAATAGCCGGCGGCACGAGGAGAACAAGGACCGCTTTCACTACATCGAGATAGTCCTCGCCCGCGCCGGGCTCAATGATCATCTTCATGAGTCGCCACGAACCGGCGAAGAGCCGTCTTCGCGTCGTACTCCGTAGCCTTTATCATCCCGCTGCGCTCCATAATCTCTATCACGCGGAGCACCGCATGCGTTGGCATCCGCTCTGTTGCCCAGCGGACGAGCGTTCGCTCCGGGACCGGCTTGCCGAAGGCCAGGACGAGGTGCTGGAGTTCCTCCATCGTCTTCCCGTCCGCCCCGATGCCTCCGTTCCGGAATACCTCCGGCATCAGGCCCTCGGCGTCGAGCAGCCACTTCAGAGCACGATCGAAATCTTCTTCCTCGATGGCCAGGTGACTTCCACGATCCGCCGAAGACACCATTGACAGCTTGTACAGCTGAGCGCGACGCCGGGAGTTGTAATGAAGCAGCTTAGGGTGCGTGGGTACAGGAGGTTGTCCGGCTCCGCGCCAAGTTCGAACAGCCGTGATGTAGCCAGCTGATACCTCAAACTTTCCAGTAAGCGAGTAGATAACTTGGAGGTCATGGAGAAGGTCCTCGATTGGCCGGGCGACGCGAGGAGAGAAGTCATCTCCTATCGGCCGCTCGTCGGAGAAGATCATAAGCAGGCGGGAGCAGAAACCCTGATCCCACGCCCCCGGCGGGAAGCTCCCGGCGATCTGTGAAGGTGTGTTCCCGGAGAGGATGGAAAGCTGCGGGGCTTTGATGAGGATGTTCAAATCCATCGTCCTTCGCTTCTCCGTATAAGGAGCGGTCACGTCATAGAACGTAGTCAGCCCGGCGATCAGCTGGTTCTCATACTTGCTCATGAACACCTGCCAGTCATCCACGATCAGGGTCATGGAGTTAAACTCCATCGGGTCCCCCGGAAGCATCGGCACAAACCGCTTCGCATCATGCAATGCATCAACCAGCGAAGCCGAGGTCACCGAGGTCGGGGCGATGTGGAACTCCATAAGCTCCGCCAGGAACGCTCGGGCAGCGTTGATCACCCGGGTCTTCCCAACCCCCGGGTGACCAACCAGCATTGTGTAGAGGTTCGGGTAGAGCGGCGAGGAGGTCTCCATCCAGACCTTCTGCTCCAGCGCAGCGGCGATAGCCGTGATCGCCGCCCACCGCCGGAAGACCTCTGGGCTATCCAGATTTTCCGTATACTCCACGAACGATTCGATCCAAGATTCGCACTTCCTTGCTCCGTGTCCGTTTGTCCCCAGGCGCGTAGGCTTTGAGCCCATCGGGGTTCGTTTCCACATGGTATTCCCCTTTATTCCAGCCCGTCTTACAGCCAAAGGGGACTACCAGTTCCCGGCCATGCTTAAGCTCCACCGGTACACGCAGCTGCGCCAGCACTTTCGGTATGATTTCATCTTCCCTCTCCTCTGGATACTGAACGGTTACGGCGTCGTGGTCTTGGAACAGAAGAACCCCGTCCCGCTCTCGCCAGACACGCAGCATTCCGGTATTGACGATGTGGGACTCACTCGCCTGGGCATCGTAAGCAAGCGCTTCGCGAACAGTCGCAGGATCATCTCTTCGTCCCCAGAAATGACGCTGTCTTCCAGTGAGTGCCACCACCCATCCGTATCGCAGTAGCTGAGCCGCAGTCCACTCTCGCCAGCCTCGATGCGCAGGAAAAGCTCGGAAGTACTCAGTTTGGAAGTCTTCAATTTCATCGACGTGTATATGGGTCTGCCGAGAAATCTCTGGAGGCTTTCCGTCGAAGTTACTCCCGTGGCCGAGCTTCTTGCACATGAACCGATAGGTGTAATGCCGGTAGTAGGGAGTTTCCGCGATTTTAGTATCCCTAGCAAGGTCACCAGTCCAGGGAAGCTCTTTCGGCCAAACCATCCGAGCAACGGCCGTGTGTAGATTTCCCGTTTCACAAGCATCTAGATATCTCCCATCTTTGAACAGATTCCATTCTATGGCTCCGACGATCCGGGACTGTATCTGTTCCCCGTCGAAGTAGGCCATCTTCATCCCATTGTCGGCGATGAAGATACTTCTCAAACTCTCCTCGATATTTTGTAAGTTAGTCCCGGTGCCAAACTCTGAAAAACTTGAGGAAAGTCTTCCAGTGCTTGTCCCTCCGATGTTGTAGGAAGTTCGAATTCTACCGTCAGGGTCAATCTCAGTCTCAAGCACTTGTATCTTTTTGACCAAGTCGCGCATAGTTTCAAGATGGCGGACAATTGGTCGAGCGATGACGTAAGTTTCCAGTTTCTCAAGTGCATCCCGATTGACGGTCGGGCGCCCTTGGCGTCGAATAACGGGAATTCCAAGCTTATCATAGAAGACCTCCCGAAGGTGAGCGGTTGACCGCCAGTTGAAGCCGTAGAAGTCGAGGCCCTCGCGGACGATTCGTTCGAGGTTGGTTTCGAGGAAGTCGAGCTTCTCCTGGAACTCCTCGACGACCTCCCGGCGGCGGTGCATGTCGATGCGAACGCCGCGCAGACGCATTTCAAGGCAGGGGCCTTGCAGGCTCTTGGAGAAGGAATAGGTCGAGCCGGTCAGGTTGTCCAGCTGTGGAAGCAGAACGTCGAGAACCTCGGCGGTGACGCAGGCGTCCAGGCCGTTGTAGACCCAGAGGCGCTCTGCGTCAGAGGCTATTTCGCCCGGAGTTATCTCAGCTGTGTTAATTATACGCATAGGCGGGCACAAGTATGTGGGTTGGTTCGCCTGTCTCTTGGTCGTAGCAAATGACCATGGCTGGAGACACGCCGGATTTTGTTGCTCGATAGAACATTTTACCGTTTTTGCGAGCAGCTGTTAATTGTTCTTGGGTGGCCCAACCTAGAGACAAGATACAATTTCTCAGTTCTGGCCCCACTTCGTCTATAGGAATTAGATTGGTTCTCTTTGTCATCTCATTCATCCTTCTCACGGCTGTGCCCAGATGCACCATTCAAAGATGCAGATTAGCTCATCTTGCCTATCCAGAAGCCAAGTGACTTTCATGTTGTCTGATCCACCAGCCACCTCTCCACGGATTAGATTAGACCAATCCGACACCTGTTGTTCAAACGCTTCAACTGTTCTTCCCTCTTGTCGCAGTATTCTCACCCTGGGCTCAAGCAAAGTCGTAGCCATCTCATTCATCCTTCTTTATCGTCTCAGTTACTCTCATATGTTTCCAACTTCCCTCGTCCGTGTAGAGCGATCCGAGGTAACCTAGGCCCTTCAGGGCCTCCGGCTGTAACGCATGGTGCAGCAGCATCGTATCCTCCTCCGCTCCCCTCACTCCGATCCCATAGGCTCGCCAGAGGAAGGCGATGTCGTAAAGTCCGTTTTGGAAGAGTTTAGCTGGCTTTGGAGCTTCCAGCACTCGTTTGACAAATCGCCAAGCCAGCCGCTCATCTTCAACAGTCGGCCAGTAAGATCGGCGCGCTCTTCTTGGGTCAAAGAAAGGAACAACGAGCGCAACTGTTGGGGAGGGGGCAAACCCGATGCAAGTAATCTGGTTTCCAGCTGTTTCAATATCCACAGACAGTAGGCCAGCGGGTTCAATGTAATTCTCGAAGAAGGCATTGAGGTCCTCCAGGGTTGGTTCGATCCAGATCAGGCGCTGTGGTCGGCGAAGCTCAGGGAACTCCGCTTCGCGCTTCGCTTTGATGAAATCCATGATGACGGTTGGCTCCAGGGATGGCTCGTGGATCACCGCCGAGGGGTGGTAGGTCGGGAGGACCTTGAAGCCGGTGACGCAGTGAGTTGAAACTGCAGTGTAACCGCGCAGCTTGCCGATCCCGGTGGTGTTGAGTAAGGCCCAGATTGCAGTGTTACCAGCAGCGATGACGAGGTTTGGATTAACTTCAATGAGTTCTGATGCCAGTCGATCAAGTTCAGGTTGATATTCTGCAAGGCAGTACCTTCCTGCTCCTTTGATTTTAGATGACTTAACAAGCGGGCCGCGTCCAGGGATTCCTTCTGATTTGTCTCCACAGAACCACTCCGGTTTTCCATTGTATTTGATGTTGAAGACGTTCGTCATAAAGCAGTCGGCAGGATGGATACCGGCGGCTTCCAGCATCGGACGAAGCCGCCAAGACATCTTGCCGACGAAGGCTTGACGCTCTTGGGCCTCGGCCTCGCCCCACGCTTCGCCGATGATGGCTATGTTCATGTTTACCTCCGTAGGGGTGGGGAGAGGGCAGTCGCACTACCCCCTCCCCGACTGCGCTCACGCAAGGGACCTGGAGCGCAGCCTTATTCCACCGGCGCCGTGCTCTTCAGCCGGGAGTAGACCTGCTGGCCGTCATCGCTGGCCTGATGCGTCATGTGCGCAAGCACCTGCCGCCCGGGAGTGTCGTTGATCATCGCGTCGGCCGTGCGCCCTCCGTCGATCAGAAGGTCTTCGAGGAGGAACTTCTCCAACCGCCAGAAGGCGTCAGGCGTGACGTAGTAGGTGGCCCGGATGGTCTGCTCCTGAAGGGACTTCTTGCTCCCGTCCTTCCGGGTGAGGAACTCTTCGAGGGCATCCGGGTCCACGTCCTCGCCGGCAGAGAGGACCTGGAGGATGAACTCCACGTACGGAGTCTTCTTCTGCGCCGACTCGCCCTGCTCGGGCAAACCCTTGCAGATGCAGACGTAGGTCCCGACGGGGAGAGGCTTGGGCCGCTCTGGGACATCGCCGATCGGGCGGTTGAGGATGGAGGAGAATTGACCTTGTGCCATTTGGTGTGCTTTCAGTTGGAGTTGGTGTGTGCAGGGGAAGTTCAGACTTCGGCGCCGGGCCGAGGGGTGCCGTCAGGCAGGCGGGTGATCGCCACGTTCGCCCACATCGCATTGCTGCGATGGTTGCGAATGACAAAGGTCTTGTCTGGACCTTCTGGCAAGACCCGTTCGAGGACAGCCGAGTAAGCTGCCGCCGCTGCCCGGACCTCTGCCATCTGGCTCTTCTGTTCATCGGAAGGCTTCAGGTATTCGTAGGTTGAGGAATGCATCATGCTCTCCTTCGTGAGGTTGAAATTGGTGTCGCAGGTTTTACTTCATTCGGCGCCTCCCTTAGTTGTGCGAAGAACTGCGCCAGCCCCGTCTCGATTGAATAGCTTGGGGCCATGGCGAATGGCTTGGGGTTCTTGAGGTCGATCATCGCTGTGGCGACGGTCTGGATCGTTCGTTTGCCTGCTGGCGATGTCTGGCATAGAGCCACGCTATTGAAGTAGCGCGGGATCGTAGGACCGAGCGCCGAACCGACAGAAGTCGGATAGCCCTTGCGAGTACCGTCAGGGTTGTCCACATATCGGATGTGGGAGTTGACGATGACGTTGCAGCGGAAGCTCTCGCTGGTGAGGAGCGCCAGAACGTTCTCCACAGCCTGCTGAGCCATGTAATAGGTAGCGCGTTTGTCTTTGTCACCGGATTTCCCCGTTGGTGTGAGTGGTTCGGCCCAGTCGTAGGCCGCGTCGGATAGGAAGGTGAGGGTGTCGAGGACGAAGATGACCTCCGGCCCCCACGTCGCCGGGACTCCGTAGTCCACCTCCTCTCCTTCATCAGTCTTGTACCTCCATCTGTCCAGCATCTTCAGCCCCTCGATGAAGGCCTTCGGCTGGCCGTCGATGATCGGGCCGAGGGCAGTCGCTTTGCGCTTATCACGCAGTGTGCGGAACTCAACGTTGGCCGCCTTGTCCGGGCATTCGCGGAACACGAACTGCTTCAAGGTCTCCAGTCCGTTGTCGAAGTCGAGGATGCGGAGCTTGTAGCCGGCGGTTACTAGGCTGGTCAGCGCTCCGGTCTTTCCGCTTCCGGAGTCTCCTTCAATGAGAAGTTTGGTGAATTGGTTGGATTGGTGTTTGGCAAGAGAAGGCATGGTGGTTCCTGTTTCCGTTTGATGGTGATCTGGACGAGGTCGCCCTTGTCCCAAGGCGGCGGGGTCTCCCCGACGTAGAGCCACTCCCAACTCCCTTCGAACAAGGTAAACCAACCGAGTTCCCTCCAAGAATGCATGACATCATCGCCGACTTTCCAGCTACGTACGTGTTGGCGGCGGCGCTCTACGCCGATACAGGGGACGGTGAAGGTTATCACTTCGGACATGCAAACTCTCCGTGATACTTTGCTGCCGCTTCTCGATAAGCTTCAGCTGCTTCATCATGGGTTTGAAACGATCCTAAGTGGATACGTTCCCCATTAACCCGTATCTGTGCTTGCCAAGGTTTTTGTTTTCGGTCCCTCCAAGTAACTCCTTTTGCATATGTACCAGAGCCGGCCTTATTCTGTTGGTTCTGTGTAGGAGTAACTAGACGTAGATTCACAAGACGGTTGTCGGCTTTGATCCTGTTTATGTGATCTACCCAATATCCTTTTGGTGGCCAAGAACCGTGGTGCAGCGCCCAAGCCAAGCGGCTAAAGCGAATGTGAATCCCTAGAACAGAAACATTGCCTTCCGAAAAGATCTGACCGGCTTTTGCCTTTCCGTAACTGACGAGTCTGGTTATCGTTCCTGCAACGGGATCATAAGAGAACAATTCCTGCACTTCCTTCACAGGAAGGCTTAACGCACGATAAGTGGGTTCCATTTCTCACCTTTGTAGAAGTTAGAGTTGAGAAAGTTCTCCCTCACCGCTGGGCTCTTCGAACAGACCTCGCGAAAGCGACAGCCGCCGAACTTGTCACAGGCGGTATCGTTCATCGGCCAATGCTCCGCCGTGGCCATCATCTCTGCTGCGTGCAGCCAGTTGCGGAGGTCGAAGAGCCATTCCTCCAGTTGCTCCTTGGTGCGGTAGGTGAAGCCGCGGGTGAAACGGGAGAACCCAACGCCGATCTGCGCAGTGTCGATGATAATCCCCTTCACCGGCGAGCCAACAACCACTTGCGCCGCCAGGGAGTAGATGGACATTTGGTTGTTAGGGTTGAACTGGTTGAAGTAGAACTCGCCGGGGGTGGTTGAAGTGGTTTTGCGATCCATGACGTAGAGTTCCCCGCCGAACTCGACGACGCGGTCGAGATGGCCGCAGAGGAGGAAGGGCTGCTGCGTAAGATGATCGGCCGCTTTGTCTGGCAGGTTATCGGCCATGTAGAATCCTTGCTGCGGTCCCCAATCCAACTCGAACTGGAAGCTAAGCTCCAGCGCCAGCCGCCCGTCGCTCTGCAAGACCGTCGTCGCCGGGTCGTTCTGGAAGTGGTCGCAGTACCAAATGACCGAGCGGACGAGGTTGGGGAGGTTCTTGGTTTTATGATCGGGGCGCCAGCCGTCACAGCGCTCTAAGAGGACGCGGATGGTGCTGTGCAGAGCATCGTCGTGGTCCTCACCGGCCTGTCGGCACTGCTCGTAGTCGTTCAGAGCTTGGTGGTACTCGATGCCGAAGCGGAGATGGACGGATTCCTCCTTGGAGGACCAGCCCTGGATCATTGTGTATTCGTAGTACCGCGGGCACTGCTTGAGCGCCCCGAGGGATGTGGAGTCCCAGGCAAACTGGATGTGGGTGCCTGGGAGGAATGGGCTAGGGGCTTCGCTGGGCGGCGGCGTGGCTTCGCTGAAGAATTTCTCATCCATTATCGCCTCCCATGCTTGATCTTCCAAGCCTCGATCTGCTGCTCTCGCAAAGTCTTGGGTGGGCTTTCCATGTCCCGTTCCTGTTGGCGCATGTATGCCTTCTCGGCACAGTTGTCGCAGAGATCATTGCCCTCCGAGCACGGTTCCCCGCAGTGTTCACATTCGCTCACGGCTCACCTCCTTCGGAACGAGCTAGGCGCCGGCGGTGGCGCTAGGCTCTGCACGATTTTATCCAGCGGGATTCCCCCGCTACGCTTCTCCTTCTCCGGCTTGATCCCGGCCTCCCAGTTAGCGCGGCTCTGCCGATAGAAGGCAATGGTCTTATCGAGGTCCTGGGCGGAGAGGGAGAGTGGGTCGATGTTAATCAGGTCGTCGATTTCGCTCATTTCGGTGGCTCCGGTAAGGGCATCCAATGGGTTGCGCCGAGGATTTCTCCGTCTTCGTTAAAGCCGAAGCTCTCGTCGATGAAGAGAACAAGCCTATTCCCACTACGGACATAGTGAGCAACCGCCATACAGGCGGGAGGAACAAAGACCAAGAAGGCTTCGTTCAATGGTGGGCAGGCAGATGATATTTCTTGCCATTCGCTCATGCGTGATCCTCCACTTCGCTAAGGCTCTCCACCCCCTCAAGAGCGGGAGCATGTTCCAAGTAAACGTAGAAGCAGCCTTCCCCTTCGCGAATGCGCAGCGTCAGCCGGTCGTACTCGCTGACGCCATGCATCGCATCGCCGGGGGCGTAGACTTCCTTGTTTGCGTTCCGCGCAAGCTGCCGGGCGTGGTGAACGCGCATTCGGAAGTAGGTGGCGGCGCCTCGATCTGCGAAGCGGACCCTGGCGCCTTGGGGGTCCTCCATCGCTTGGTCCATCGCCGAGAAGCAGTCGGCGTAGGCCAGCCGGGAGTTGCTAGTGGTCACAGAGCCCTCCTTACCATGTGAAATCCCTGGAGTGGATCAGATAGAGTTCCTCCTTCGCCCGGGTGGAGATGACATAGCGAAGGTTGTCCTCCTGCTCTCCGCCGCCCAGCAGCCACTCGTCGAGGTGGTAGACCGTGTTCCACTCCAGGCCTTTGGCCTTGTGGCCGGTCAGGAGGGTGATATTGCCGGTCTGGCGGAAGAGATACTCGGCGTAGCTGATGGCTTGGTTCAGGGTCTGGCCTTGCTGGGCGAACACCCGCATGCAGTCCGCCATCTCATGCGCGGTCTTCGACTCCTTGGCCAGCTTCTCCGCCAGCCATTCGTCGATCTTGTCCATGACGGCGGCGCGGGGGAGGTCCGGGGGGCCGAGCTTCTTCATCAGAGCCAAGAGACGGGGCCCAATGTCACTGCCAACAACAGTGACACCCCTGCCAGCGCCAATAAGTCGAAAGCCGAGAGCGAAGAGCGGCGCGTTGTTCCGGCAGATAATAGCGCTATCAGGCTGAATGAAATCAGCAGTTGGGTTGAGACATTCATAGACCTTCCCTCCAGGTTTCACCCATTTGAAGTGTGGAACGTGCCAATGGACCGACTCTACGACCGCTTGGGGGCAGCGGAAGGAGATAGATAAGTCAGCTTCGGACATAGCAAATCTTCCAGCAAGCACGCGCATGCCGGATTGAACTGCTCCGCGAAATCCATATATAGACTGCCACGGATCACCGACAACAATGACTCGTCCCTTTCCAAGCTTGTCAAGCATAGCATGATTGGTTGGAGAGAGGTCCTGGGCCTCGTCAACCAAGACCACTGGAAATCTCGGGAATGTTCCCCCGAACAGTGCGGGCATGTATACTTGATCGTTAAAGTCAATGATCCCTTTGTAGGCTTGCGCGATCGAGACGTGGAGGATGTCGTCGATGAGGCGACCGGCGAGCCCGCTGGGGGCTTCGTCGAGGGCAGCGTGGAAGTCGTCTCGACTGATAAGCCGCTTCGCCTGTGGCCACTTCCCTTCAGGGACGTAGCCGAGGGACTTCGCGAGGTCGACCGATTGGCGGATCGAGGAGTATTCCTCCCAGGCTTCCTTGGCATCGTCCTTGCTCCAATCTTCGATACAGGCTTTGAAGATGATCTGGGTTTTCTTCGGCTCCAGAACGAGCCGGCTGGTGCAGGCTTTCATCCACACTCGGTGGCCGAGGGAGTTCAGGGTTCGGCACTCGGAGGTGTCAGAGAAGCGGGATTTCATCTCCTCAGCGATGCGTTTGTTGAACGCGAGGCAGAGGAGAGGGGTTCCGGCGACGGTTTGTTCGATCATCTCCAGGGTGGTCGTCTTCCCGGTCCCGGCCAGGGCCTTGATCTGAAGGTTCTGGTCAGAGGCTCGAACGAAGTCGAGGATGGAGATTTGTTCGTCGGTGGGTTCAGGCATAGAGTCTCTCCCATTCTTCCTGGCTACGCGTGTTCCACATGGCTTGGCGCAGCCGGCGTTGGACGGCTTCGGTGTAGGAGTAGAGGTCGAGGGTCCGAGGGATGGGCTTCTCAGCGAAGCTCAGCCGCTCGTCGAGGACGACTTGGGGGTCTATGATTTCGGAGTAAAGGTCCCAACCCTCGTCCAGAGGAAGCGAGAGGAGTTCAGCGGCGTGCTCTGCCTCTGCTGTGTTAGCAATACGGTGTCCGGAGGGGTCTGTAAGATAATCTTCACCAATTCCGCAGAACTTGCGCAGCCCCCACTCAGTTGTTTCGTGTCGGACGAGGCAGGAGGAGCAGTCGATCGACCGGATGGTCGTTTGAATATCGTAAGAAATGAACGGAGTCTTCCCATCGATGGAAATCCCGGCTGCGTTGGGGATGAAGAAGGTGCGGACTGGGGTGAAGGTCCAGGCTACGCGGAGGTAGGCGTCCAGAGCTTCGCTCTTCCGGCGGAGCATAGGGAGGATGTCCGGATCGACCAGGGTGTCGTCGATGTCGCCGGTGCTCATATCGGTGCTCCGCAGTCTGCGCAATGCGGGGGTTCTTCGCCGTGCCAGTCATTGTCATCTATCCACTTCCCGTCTTTGTCGATAAGCCCGTCGCAGTTGGGGCAGCGCCGGAACTTGCAATCCTTGGCGGTAGCGCAGCCGCAAGCGCCGCTGAGACAGTCTTCAAGGAGAACGATGTTCATTGTAGCTTCGCTCCGAGTTGCTGGACGATTTCGTTCACGCAGGCATGGAAGCTGCGGCCGGAACCGTCGTGATGGATTTTCCAGATCATGTGGGCTACGCAGAGAGCGGTGATGAAGCCCTCCTGCGGGGTGGTCGTAGACCCGAGGAGTTCGAGGTAGAGCCGCCGGATCAGCCGATCGTCGATCTGCATTTCTTCGGTCATGGGAGGCTCCGTTTGACGGCTTGGAATAGTTGATCTTCGGCCTGCGCTAGGGCGTCGAGCAGTTCGGGATGCAACAGCCTTGGCTGTTTGGTATTGCCGTCTAGAACGGTTGGGCAGGCTAGAAAGGCTTCCCTGGCGATATACCAATCGGTGGCGGCTGCAACTATCTCGGTCATGACTCACCCGCGTTTGCAAACGCGATAGGCTCCAGAAGCTCGCGTAGTTTCTGGTAGGCTGCATGCTCCGCTTCAGCGGCCAGCCTCAAGCGGCGATATGAGACATGCTCCTGGCCGTCGAGTGACCAGTACTTGCTACTGGCAAGAACAAATGCATGCAAGGCCCCGCCGATCGGCGTGTTTCGGAACGCTTTTTCTTTTGCTTGGTATTCGGTGATTTCTTCTTTAGTCATGACAGCCTCTTCGTTGCCAGTTCCATTGCCTTCTCCACCATCTTCTCCAGAAGCTGGGCCACGCTCAGCCAGCCGATCCCGCGGACGCGGTTGCCGTTCGCCTGTTCTATATGGCCAAGCATGGCCGCGGCCTCGGTGGCGAGGCGGAGGTGCTCCAGCAGTTGCTGGAAGGTTTCCCCGGAGGAGGGCATGCCGCCCTTGGTTTCGTATTCAAGGCGGGTCATGGTCATCTCCTTCTGAATGAACTCGGTTTGGCTCCGCCGAGGCCTAGCTTCGCCAGAAGCCGATCAGGCGCAAGCTTAGCGGCGGCCGCCGCTGCGCAAGCTTCGATGTAGTCCGGATGGAGCATCTCGGCTTCGCCAGCGTGAACGCCGCGCAGGTAGTCGCAGATGAGGAGAAGCTCGTCCTCATCGAGCAGATGCTCCGTCCCGTGGATGCGGAGGACGAAGTGCTCGTCGAGTCGCCAGCAAGCGAGGTCAGGCATGGCTTAGTCCTCGACAGCGTCGGTAACGGCGGTAAGGATCGCCTCTTCCTCCTCGGCAGAGGGCCGAGCGCTCCGCGAGCCGCCGGCAAAGCCCCGCTGGTCGCTGCGGTCGTCCAAGAGAATCTTGCAGATTTCGAAGAGCGCCAGCACGTCCGCCGGGCCGTAGATCAACCGGCCGTGGCGCCGCCGCATCGCGTCGTTGTAGATGTTGATCGCGGCGGCGACGATGAACGCCGAGTCCGCGTTCTCGCCTTCGAGGAGGGAGGTTATGGCTTCGTGGATGGAGGTCATGGTCAGTCCTCAATCATCGGTGGAAGGTTCAGCTTCGTGAGGGAGATTTTCTGCTTCCGCTTTCCTTGCATGGGAAAGCTCTTGGCTTCGCTGCGGGTGGTTGGCATCTTGGCGAAGCGGGAGATTTTGATGTAAAAGCCTGAGGCCGGGCGGTCCTTGGGGCGGTGACTTCTGGCCAGCCGAGCGAGCTTTCGATGTCGGTGAGTGTCAGCAGCATTGATGGGCTTAGTCATCTCTCCCTCCCTTGCGCAGGCCGAGGGCCGCTAGCGCCAGCTTCGCCTCAGCAACGCCTTCGGGCGAAGGTTTGGGCTTCGCTCCGCTGCGCAGGGCTTTCGCCAGCTCCCAGGTCAGCGGCTCTCCCTTCCCGCCAAGGACCGGCCGGTGGATGCCGAGGTCGGCCAGCCGCTTGCGCTCTGCCAGGATTTCCAAGAGCTTCGCCCAGCCACGCTGGTGCGGCAGCGGGTTTCCCCATCCGTTGCAGACGATGCCGCAACAGTCGATGGGGATGGTGAGCTCGCGCGGCGTCAGCCCGTCGGCTAGCGCCGGGAGTGTCAGCACAAGGGCCTCGCCGGTGAATCGGATGCGGACTTCGTCGTCGTCGTTCATTGGCCTACTCGTGGAATGTTTGCGAGGATCACTGCCAGATCAACCTGTTCGGTATCGTTGCTGATCAGGCCTGTGGTGAAGTCAATGGCCACATCGCCTGGCGGGCAAATCGACGATCGAAGGTTCGAAGTCGTAGATCGTGAAGCTGAGTTCGTCCTGCTGATCCCAGCCGGTGCCCGTTCCGATGAGGCGGCCAAGCACAACCCATTCAATCCGTTCCATTTCCCTTCTCCTATCCCATTCTATCCCAACCATAGCACAGTTCGCCGGGGAAGTCAAGGGAAATCTTCCCTCTATGTCCCTCAAATCCCTTATCCGCCCTCAAGCCCCTCAATTTCCCTCAAAAACCCTCATTCCCCTCAATGCCTTAACCGGGGACCCCCACCTCTATAGAGAAAAAAAAAAAAAAAAAAAAAAAAACACTATATAGGGGCCGGTCCTGGCTTAAGGCATTGAGGCCAATGAGGGTAAATGAGGGAAAATGAGGGATCTGAGGGCGCATAAGGGGCTTGAGGGAACCGTAGGGACGAAGGTTCGGGACGAAGGTTCGGAGCGTCGGCCCTGGCCGCAGGCAAAAAGAAAAGCCCCAGGGCGCGAGGCTCCTGGGGCTGTCGTCATGCGTACCACTTGGGAACTTGTTTCCAAGCATCGATTACATCAGCGTAGCCTAGCTGGCGCAGCAGTTGGCACAGAATGTCGTCCGCTTCGCCGTGCGCGGCTTCCAGATCGTCGCTCTCTTGAAGCTCTTTCAGTCTCGCGATCACTGCTTCCAAGTCCATCACGTCACCTCCTTCGTGTCTCCAAGGCACATCCGGCCAATAGGCCACAATGCCTCGGCCAAGACTATCCGTCCGCGGGGCTTTTTGTACAACCAGCACCAAGTCTTGTGCCAGAGTCCAAAGGCTTTCTTCAGCGGCTAGGCTCACAGCGACGCATTGCCTTCCCAGCATTCCCCTACCGCTGTAGCTCCTTGGCTCATATCCCGCCTTGCGTAGCGCTTCTACAAGTTCCATTTTCTACCTCCTAGACATGAAAAATGGGGAAGAGCTTTCGCCCTTCCCCGTTCTGCCGTTAGGCCGCTTCGACTTCGCTTGCGGCAGGCACCTCCTGGCCCTGCACAGTCTCGCTCGCCGCCACAGTGTTCGCGTCGAGCACCCTGCGGATTTCCCGCAACCGGCCGTTCCTGTCGTCGAGGCGCAGCCTCAGGCTCTCAATCTGCTCTGCCTGTCGCTTGATGACGCTCTCGCGCATTCCGGCCGCGTCCTTCAGTTCGTCGATCTCCCTGCTGCGAGCCAGAACCTCATCCTGCGAAGCCTGAAGATGCTTCGTCAGGGTTTCGATATCGCGGTGCGCCGCGTCACGCTGCTCGCGAAGCACCCGATTCTCTTCCCGGAGGTCGTTCAGATCGCTCTGAAGCTGATCGATCCGGCTCCAGGCCTTGTTCCTGTCGCTGGCGACCTCCCGCAGGGTCTCCCGGATGGCCTCCAGTTCCTTCTTCAGTTCCTGCACCTCCTGCCGGAGATGGCTCGCCTCGACGACCGTGTTCGCGGCTTTCTCGAAGAGGTTCCTAATCATGGCTTCGTTCTCCGGGTCCACCTCGAACACGGGGCCGCCTTGCTGAGTAAGCGCATTCATCTTGCTACCGGGCTTTGCCCGGCTCCCTTGCTAAGTTCCGGCTTGGCTCATGCCTCGCCGGTCGCTTCGCTAGGCGGGAAGAGGCCGATGGCCACTAGGCCCTTCCCGCTTTGCGTCATTCCCCTAGGCTTCGCCTAGTGCGTAGCGTGCTGGCCTTGCGGCTTGCCGCCCTTGGGCGGAGGCATCCGCAGCTGCGGCTTCGGTTCCGGCGCAGGCTTGCGTGGAAGCTCTGCCTGCTTCGCTGAAAGCTGACCGGCGGCCGCCGGTTTCGCCTCCGCCTTCGCCTTGGCGGACTTCTCGTTCGCCTTGGCGATAGCCTTGGCGCTCGTCGCAATGCGCAACGCTGCCATCTGTTCTTTCGCCTTGGCGGCCTCGCCAACCTTCTTGGTTGCAGCCGCAATGTTCGCCTTGGCTTGCTCCAAGATTTCCGGATGGCCTTCGATGTACGCGTTAGCGGCTCGCGTAATCTCACTCGGTTCGTAGTGGCTCACCTTCTCGCCGGCGGCCTTGATCGTATCCTTGACCAAAGCCTTGGCGATCCGGCGCGCTTCACTCATCTCCTTGCCGGAAGCCTTCTCCGAGACCTTCATGCCGACCACCCGAACCTTGTTCGTCATGATGGCATCAAGGTTCTTCTGAGCGATGGCTATGGCGTCCAGGCCTTCGTTCGCCTTGGCGGTCGAGCCCCGGTTAATCAGGGTTTTCAGGCCAAGAAAGATCACGTAGTCGAAGGTCTGATCTGGGATGCTGTTAACATCCACAGATATCGTCTTCTTCGCCTTCACCACCGGGATATCCATCAGCTTCAGCGCCGCTGGCGCGTCCGCCACGGCGTCAGCCGTAGCTTGTTCAACGTCCGTCATCTCTTTCTCCGTAGGTTATGCCTACGGCCGCAAGGTCGAATGGAAGGTTGTTCAGGAACAATTCCTTGATCCTATACACTCTACAAGCACACTTCCCTTCCACATTCACCCATAGCCGCAAGCGGTCGCCATGGGCACTTATCACAATCTCGACTAGCTCAGCGTGAGTCTTATCGAACATTGGACTAGGCTCCTAGGTTCTCTGCCGATCCGGGAACTCTTTCGTCTTCCCTTCCCTTGCTCGGCAGAGCTTGCGCGGGATTGCGCGCCGCTGCCAACAGCCGCTCTCTTGGCAGCGGCTCGCAATCCCTTTCCCATGCACCTTGCTCCTTCCGGTTAGGCCCGGTAGGGCAAGGCGCATGGTTCCTTAGTGCTTCGCACTACCAGCCCCGGAGGGCTGATAGTTTCTTTCACTTCATCTTCCTCTCCCTATCTCTCGCCAGCTATCGATGGTGTACCGTTCCCGGATGAATGCGTTGATGCGCAGCATCACTAGCGCCTCATCCGCGTAGCGGCTGGCGTCAGAGACCGTAAGCAGGCCGATTAAGTCTGCCTCGATAAGATTCGGCGTTAGCCCGCAGGCGTAGTGCCAGCCCAAGTGGTCGAACCATCCATGACAGTACTCTGTCGGGTGAACCGGCTCTCCTAGAAAAGCGCAGATTGCTTCATCCACGCTGATCAAGCTCGCCGGTTCCGCCTGTCCGATAGGGGTTAGTTGGAAACATAGTGGCATCGCTCGTTCTCCCTTGCTGGTAGAACGAAGCACTAAGGCCTTGGCTGCACCGCTTTGCTCTACCAACCCCCGGAGGGGTTGATAGGCTTCGCTCACTTCATGTGAAACTCGATCAAGTCAGCGACAACGGCGTTGGTAATTTCCGGCATTGACCGGCAATGCCCGCCCCATCCGCCGATGTGCGCTTCATGCCACGCTTCCAGCCAAGCGATTTCGCTGTCGCTGGCAACGCAGTCTTTCGCCTCGTCGGCATTGTATTTCGCCACTATGCGAAAATGCCTGTGCTCGACGAGTTCCCTCATCGCATCGTAGTGTCTCATCGTTCTCTCCCTTGGTTGGTAGGGCAGAACGGTGCAGCCTTCCAGATTGTCAAAGAGCCCAATGGGTTTGCGCTCTGCGCCTCTCCATTGTGCGGTTACCCTAGCACGGATCGGCGCGCCGGTCGAGTGAACAAAGCGGGAACAAAACATTAAATTTAGGACAGCATTGCTTACCTATTTTGTGCAGCGCACAATCGCGCCGTGGCGCTGCCTCGCCCTCCGCTGGGATGCCTCTGCCGCGCCTTGGCTTGACCGCTGGTGCGCTTTGCGCTGCGCCCCGCCACTCCCCTAGCGGCCTCCGCTCCGGCGCACCAGCGAGCCGCACAGCGGCTTTTCGAACAAAACGAGAACGCGCAAGGCAAATAAAAAGGGAGGCTATTGCCTCCCTCCCTTCTCTTCCTTCGGAGGCGTTAGCCTCCGGTAACTGTCTGTCGGCATATCCGTTACTTGCACGAATATCGTTCCCTTTGGCGCATGCTGGCTTTCGTGTAGATAGGCTGGCTTGCTAGTCCAGCCAGCCGCATGTAGCGCGACTAGTTCCGCTCGCGTGATTTTCCTTGTTGTCATCTCCCCTTCCGTCCTTCGATGGCCATGACCGCGATTAGCAGGGCCATCGCCAGTCCAGGCATGACCACAAAGGCTAGCCAGGGCATTGCGTCATGCATGCTCATTCCCTCCTTCTGAAAGAGCCCGCATTTGCGCGGGCCGATGTTGCCTACCGTTGCGCTTGCTCGCGCAGCCACTCCGCCAGCGTCTGCTTCGGCTTGTCCGCCTTGCGCTCTGCCGTCCCATCAATGAGCGCCACCTTGAGGCGCCCGAAATTGTAGCTGAACAACATCTGCTTTCCCTTCGGCGCGTCCTCGCTCATCCGTCCTTCGAACACTTCCTTCGCTTGCTTCATGAGGGCATACGCTTCCTTGTACCTGTCATATGCTTCCATCTGCGCAGCGCTCATATCCTCCCGCTCGATAGTCCGGGCATCGTTCTTCCAGTCGATCTTTTGCTCGTAAGCCATTCCCGTGTTCCTTGTTCCGCAGGCCGCTATGTCCCGACTGACCCGCTAACCATGGGCCGATTTTGCGCCAGATGCAAGCGCACAAATGCGGAAAAATCTGGACACAAGCGTAAAAGACCGCAGGAAACCGCCTTGCCATGCATTGCGTGCATACCAGTCCCAAGCCCAATGCATAGCTTCTTGGCCCGCCGTTTGCTTGTCGGTAAGCCGCTGCTTACCGTCTGGCGTCGGCCGAGGCCCCCCGGGGGCAAAATCTGGCCCCTCGCGCGCGGCCAGAGGGGCTTCGCGCAAAATTTTTTTTTTTTTTTTTTTTTCAAAACTTCCCCCTTCCAGCGCTTTCTGCTGCTGCCGCGCAAGAGCGAAGAAGATTTTCCTTGACTTTTGGTTTGACCGGTGAGAGAATATTCGCGATAATGAGGAGGATTGTGTGTGGCGAAGTGGCCTAAGCGGCAGCGCCGGGTCGGCTGGCGGGAGGTGGAACGGGGATTCCGGCGGCGGGAGCCGCGGGTGCCGGTGACGTTGCCGAAGTTGAATTTGCCGCCGGAAGTGGATGAGGAAGATGAGTGCTGGGCCGAAGACGATAGAAGAGATTGTTAATGATATGATTCCGTATGGGCCCTTGGGGGTCCATCAGCGGAAGGCGGGAGCGCATATCACGCGGCTGCGTGACGCTCATCATCGGCTGGCGCAGCTGGAAGCGCGGGGCATCCCCGACCGGCTCATCTGCCGCGAATGCGGTTACACCTACGAGCGGCTGCGGCGGATTCGCAATTCCCCAGCCTACATCAACCTCGTTGCGAACTACAAGCTCTCCATGGACCCGAAGCAGATGGAGGGGCAGGACACCTACGTCGAGCTTCGCCTACGAGGCATGATCCTCGCCCAGCGCATGTTGATCGAGCGGCTGGAAGCGGCGGACGCCGGGGATGAGGACGTCACGGTTTCCCTGAAGGAACTCCTCGCCATCACCAGCGATGCCGCGGACCGCTTTGGCTACCCGAAGCAGAGCCTGAGCCTTCAAGGCGGAGCGGAGGAGTTCTCCGCAGCACTCGATCGGGCCATCGCTCGGTCGGGCACTCGGCAGGTGGAGAGAGCGAGCGACGCTCCGGGAGAGGTTTCCCTTCCCTCTCCCGTCCCACCTGCCGATGTCCTGGTGATTGAGGGCGTCGCCCTCCCGGCGTCACAGGAGCAGCCAAGTGGGAAGGTCGAGCGGAGTCCTACCCATCCGCTCCGCTCGGCGGCTGCTCCTGTGTCCAACTTCCGGCGGCGCCGATGAACCCCCAGGTCGCCCTAGCAGACTGGCTCGGGAGCGTCAGCGACGACCCCTATGCCTATGTCATGGGGGCGTTCCCTTGGGGCGAAGCCGGCACTCGGCTCGCCAACGAGGCCGGCCCCTACCCTTGGCAGAAGACGATCCTTCATATGATCCGGGACTGGCTCGCCGGCGGCGGGGAGTTCAAAGAGGCGATCGAGGTTGCGCTGCGCCTGGCGGTCGCCTCTGGCAACGGCATCGGCAAGTCCTCCCTCGTTTCCTGGATCATCAAATGGGCCATGGACACCCGCCCCGACACCCGTGGTGTCGTCACCGCCAACACCGAGCCACAGCTGAAAACCAAAACCTGGGCGGAGCTTGGCAAGTGGCACGCGATGTCGCTGACCAAGGACGTGTTCAAGCAAACCGCCACTTCCTACTTCCACCCCGACCACGAACGGACTTGGCGCTGCGATGCCATCCCCTGGAACGAACACAACCCTGAAGCCTTCTCCGGCCTCCACAACAAGGGCGGCCGGGCGTTCCTCATCATGGACGAAGCCTCCGGCATTCACGAAGTGATCTGGGAATTCTCCAACGGTCTGATGACCGATGCGGATACCCAACTCCTCTGGTGCGCCTTCGGCAACCCGAACCGTAACACCGGCGGCTTTGCCGACTGCTTCGGCAGACTTGCGAAGCGCTGGCACCATTGGCAGATCGACTCCCGAACCGTTCCTTCCTCCAACAAGAAGGAGCTTGCTCAGTGGATCGAAGACTACGGCCTGGACTCTGACTTTGTCCGCATCCGCATCCTCGGGCAGTTCCCCAAGCACGGCGAGATGGAGTTCTTCCGGGCGGAGGATGTCGACGCAGCGATGCTCCGCGATGTCTCCGTCGCCATCTCCGACCCGCTCGCCATCGGGGTGGACGTGGCCCGCTTCGGCTCCAACTCCTCCGTCATCTATCCGCGGAAGGGCCGCGATGCTAGGAGCATTCCCCGTGAACGATTCCAAGGACTCTCCACCGTCGAGCTTGCCCAGAAGGTCTTCTCCACGCACTCTCGCCTGCGCAGCGATGGAATATTTGTGGACGGCGGCGGTGTTGGCGGCGGTGTTGTGGATAATCTCCGTCACATGCACTTGTTTGTTTACGAAGTGCAGTTCGGAGCTAAGGCCGATCATCTCGGCTTTGTCACAGGAACTGAAGGGGAACGCTACGCCAACAAGCGCGCAGAGATATATGGCATGCTGCGTGGGTGGCTACGCACGGGGGCTATTCCGAACGACCCCGCCCTCCGGGAGCAACTTCTAAGCATCACTTATACCCACAACAACCGAGATGAAATCCTGCTCACCTCGAAAGAGCAGATGATGCGGGATGGGAAGCCGTCGCCGGATGACGTGGACGCTCTCGCAGAGACTTTCGCGGTTCCGCTGAACAACCATGCGTGGGCCGGCGGTGAGCACTTGCAGAAGCCGCAGGTGGAACACGAGTACGATCCATTCTCAGAAGCGAGGCTTGTAGCCTGATGGCCGATTGGCAATACCTGCTTCGCCTTGCGCTTGCCTGCGCAGCCTCAGGCTTCCTCGTCGGCCTCTTCTTCGGCTACCTCACCATAGGGCTCCTCCGATGATGTCCGCCCCCGCTCCTCCGCCGCTGCCGCAGGCTCCAGCCGCTCCGCCTCCACCGCCGGCATTCGGCACCGTCCAGTCCCCGCAGAAGAAGCAGAACCAGGGCGGCTTCTCCTCCACCATTCTCGGTACCGGTGCTGCCCCGGCCCAGCAGAACCTCGGCTTCACCACCTTGCTTGGCGCCGCTGCGCAAGCACAAGGAAAGACCCTCGGATGATAGTCCCCGGACAACTTCCCGGCTCCGACGCTGCTTCGCCGATGGGCCAGCCGGAGGCCATGCCCTCTCAAACCTCTCTGCTCATGGCGGCGGCGGAGATGCACAAGCGTGGGCGTTTGGTGCAGAGCGGCCCGGCGCCACCTCCCAGAACTGCTTTGCCCAAGCGCCCACGCCCCCAACGGAGCCGCTGAGTGGCCTACGAGCCCAACCAGATAGCTAAAGCCTCGAAGGCCCCGGCCTCTAAGCCCACGCCCGGCGAGACCATCGATGTTCGCTGGCGCCGGGCCGCCGAGGGCCGGGTCATCGGGCTCCGCGTCAATCGCTGGTCGTGGTGGGTTCACTGGCGCGAACTCGCCGATTACGAACTCCCCCGCAGGTACAAATGGCTTATCACCCCGAACCAGCAATCTCGGGGCGCCCCTATCAACCAGCACATCTTAGACTCCACTGGTACCTTGGCGGCCCGCAACCTTGCCTCAGGTATGATGTCGGGGTGCACGAACCCGTCTCGTCCGTGGTTCAGGCTCAAGATTGGGCGCATCGATTCTACACAGACCTCTCCGATCAGCTTGTGGCTCGCCGAATGCGAACGCTTGCTCATGTTGATCTTCCAGGAGTCGAACTTCTACACTGCGATAGCTGTGCTCTACTTCGATCTGGTGATCTTTGGCACAGCGGTCATGCTCATTTTCGAAGACTTCGAAAACGTCATTGATTGCCAGAACCCCTGCCTCGGCGAATTCTATCTCGACAACGACGGCAAGAACCGCCCGGTGGTCTTCGCCCGCGAGTTCACCCAGACCGTCTACGCGGTGGTCCGGGAGTTCGGCTACGACAACTGCTCCCAGGCCGTACGCAACCTCTGGGAAACCGGCCAGAAGGACGGTGCCAATCTCACCCGCGAACTTGTGGTAGGCCATGTCATCGAGCCCAACGATCCTCCCGACTTCGGCATCCCGGCCCAGTTTAAGTACCGGGAAATCTATTGGGAGTGGGGCGGTTCTGGTGGACTTCAAGGAGGCTCAGCGTATTCTAATGAACGCATCCTCCGTAAGCGGGGGTACTTCGAAGCACCTCACATTGCAGTGCGATGGGACCTCGTATCTAATGATGCTTACGGCCGGTCGCCGGGGATGGATGCTCTACCGGACATCAAGCAACTCCAACACGAAACCAGACGCAAAGCCCAAGGTATAGACAAGCAAGTCAACCCGCCGATGCTTGCGGACATGCAGCTGAAGAACCAGCCTGCATCTCTCCTGCCCGGCGGCGTGACCTATCTCGCCGGGCTATCCTCGTCGCAGAAGCCCGGCTTCTCTCCCGTCTACACCGTCGCCCCTGACCTTCGGGGAATGGTCGAAGACCTCAACGAAGTCCGCACTCGGATCAAATCCATCTTCTTCAACGATATCCTAATGACCGCCTCGCAGTACGAGACGCGAAGCAACGTCACGGCGGTCGAATGGGATATGCGCAAAGCCGAGTCGATGGTCATGCTTGGCCCTGTGCTGAACCGGATCGAGAACGAGGGGCTGAAGCAGATCGTGGAGCGGGTCTTCGCCATGGCCGTCCGGGCCCGGATCATGCCGCCGGCCCCGCCGGAAATCCAAGGGAAGGAAATCCAGATCGAGTTCGTAAACATGCTGGCGCAAGCCCAGAGCGCGGCCAAGGCCAGCGGCATCGAGCGGCTGCTCCAGCTGACTGGCCAGATCGAGGGCGTGGCCCCGGAGGCCATCGACAACATCAACGTAGACTACGCCTTGGAGTCCTACTCCTCGATGATGAACAACGATCCGAAGCTGATCCGGTCGCCGGACGAGCTAGCGCAAATCCGTGCGAAGCGGCAGGAGCAGCAGCAGCAGGCGCAGCAGGCGCAGCTTGCCGAGCAATACTCCAAGGGCGCAGCCAACATGGCTTCTGCCGATGTCGGCGGCGGCCGCAACGCCCTGCAAGCAATGATGGGGCAGCAAGCAGCATGAAACCTCATGGGCTCACCGCCGGTCAGATCGGCGTGATCGTGCTCCAGCGGATCATGGGGGATCCAACTTGGCTCATCGCCGCTGTCTATGGCACGACACAGCGAGCCATTCGCTATCACTGCTACAAAGCCGGAGTTACTACCATCGAGGAGGGAGATGATGTACGACGCCTCAGACCGTTCCCACGTGAAGGATGCCGAGCGCAGCGCGCGAGTCAGCGCGCGAGAGCGGCAGCAAATCGTAATCGCAATCATGGGGCAGATGGGCAGCAGAGCATGGATGCATGAACTCCTTGTCAATTGCCATATCTTCGCTCCCAGCTTCACCGGCGAGGCCCTCACCTCTGCCTTCAACGAAGGCCAGCGGAACATCGGCCTTATCCTCATGGCGGATATCATGTCCGCCTGCCCCAACCTCTACGTAACCATGATGGAAGAAGCTAATGTCAGAGACGCCGCAGCCGACAGCCGCCGGGCCAACCAGGGGAACGGACGGGACGATTCTGAACCAGTCCCCACCGCCGCCGACTTCGACGGATACGACGACGCCGGTAACCGAGCAGACTGAGCCGGTTGAGAAGCCAGCGGCCTCGCTGCTGAACGGCGAGCCGGGCGAGCCTACCGAGACTCCCGCCGGGGCGCCCGAGGCCTACGAACCCTTCACCGCCCACGAGTCCTGGGCCACCAAGGGCTGGGAGCTCGACGCAGAGAAAATCACATCGGAGATCGCTCCGGTGTTCAAGGAACTCAACCTCTCCCAAGAGCAGGGGCAGAAGCTGATCGATCTCTACACAAAGGTCTCCGGCGAAGCCGCTGACCACAACATCAATTTGGCCAAGGAGCAGAACGACAAGTGGGCTGCCGAGGCCAATGCCGATCCTGAGCTTCGCGGGAAGCTGGGCCAGGTGAAGCAGAACGTTGCGAAGATGTTCAATCTTCTCAACGACCCTCCACTTGAAACGGCGTTTCGCGAGGCGATGGACTTCACCGGCGCGGGGAACCATCCTGCGTTCATCAAGGTGATGAATCGCTTGGCGCAACGACTCACCGAAGGCACTCCAGTGCAAGGCGGGAAGCCATCGCCCGGAGGCCAGAAACAGCCAGGAGCAACAGGCGGCAGCGCCGCTTCGAGAATCTGGCCAGGACTTCCATCAGGCACAGGATAACATCCAATGGCTACCCAGGGGGCACTTGCCCTTACATACATGGACTGGGCGAAGCGCATCGATGATGATTATCACATCGCGATGATCATCGAGCTTCTCTCGCAGACGAATGAAATCCTCGACGACATGCTGGTCATCGAGGGCAACCTTCCGACCGGGCACAAGACGACCGTTCGTACCGGCTTGCCTCAGGCCACTTGGCGCCTGATGAACCAAGGCGTTCCAAACGCCAAGTCTACCACCGCGCAGATCATCGACACCTGCGGGAATCTCGAAACCTACTCGGTGATCGATAAGGACGTGGCTGACCTCAACGGCAACACCGCCGAGTTCCGCCTCTCGGAGGTTCGGGCGTTCCTCGAAGCCATGTCTCAGCAGGTCGCATCGACCTTGATCTATGGCAACCAGTTCCTGAACCCGGAGCGGTTCACTGGGCTGGCGCCTCGCTACTCAACGGTGGCCGCGGCGAATTCGCAGACAGCCAACAACGTCCTCGATGCCGGCGGCACTGGCGGTACCAATACTACGATCTGGGTCCACGTGTGGGGCGCAGACACTGCCCACGTCACTTTCCCTAAGGGAAAGATCACCGGCTTGCAGCATCGCGATATGGGTGAATGGCCGGTGGCGGACGCCGTCGGCAACACCTACCAAGCCTACCGCGATCACTTCAAGTGGGAAATCGGCTACGTGCTCCGCGACTGGCGCTTCGTCTCACGCATCGCGAACATCGACGTGACGCAGCTGACAGGCGTTGCCGCCGCGAACCTGATCAACCTGATCGTTCGTGCGCTCTACCGCCTGCCGACGCAGCCGGTCTCCGCCGGTACCATCCAGACCTCTGACACTCCTGAGGTCAGGGCCAACATGGGCCGTACGGTGATCTACTGCAACCGCGTCATCCGCACCTACCTCGACCTCCAAGCGATGAACAAGACCAACGTCTTGCTCCGCATTGAAGAGTTCGACGGGAAGCCGATCACGACCTTCCGTGGCGTCCCGGTGCGAACCTGCGACGCGATCCTCAACAACGAAACCCGGGTGGTGTAACCATGATTATCGATGCACTGCTCCAATTCGACGCGAACACTTCGATCGCGCAGGTCGTGGGGACGTACAACTCCAACAACGTCCTCGACCTCCACATGGCCGGTATCCCAGTGCTCGGGGTCAACCAAGGCGCTCGCGATGTTGGCATCGGCGATGCCCCGGCGATGAAGGTCCACTCGGTCCTCAAAACCACCGTGACCTCCGGCGGCGCTGCCACCCTTCAGGTCAACCTGCAAGGCGCGCCGGATAACGGCGCTGGTGCCCCTGGCGCTTGGACAACCTACGCCTCGACCACCGCCCTGGCCCTTGCCACCCTGGTGGCTGGCGCTCGGCTGATGGACATCGACATGCCTCGGCCACCGCCAGGCATTCCGTTCCCGCGGTTCCTGCGCATGCAGTACGTGATCGCTGGGGCGACCACCACCGCCGGTACCGTGGAGTCTGAACTCGTCATCGACCGCATCGACCAGCCCTCGCAGGCCAACGCCGTTCTCGGCGGCTATCCTGCCGGGGTTGTGATCGCCAACTGATGGAGGGGACATTGAAGAAATCTCTGCTTCTCTCCGCGGCTCTGCTGGCCCTCGCCCCGTCAGGGGCCTGGGCCCAGTCGGGCTGTCTCGGTGTCGGCAACGTCAACAACGTTCCGCAGGTCGGCGTGACCTGTCAGCAAGAGCCGACCGGCCCAAGCTACGCTGCCACCGCCGTCGGCCTCGTGGCCGCAGCCACTCCCACGGACATCGCCTGCATAACCGGTAGCGCCACTCGCGTTATCCGGCTTCAGTCCATTCGGATCAGTGGTACCATCTCTACCCAGCTGATGGTCCCGGCGCTCCTGATGAAGCGGGCAACTGTGGACACCGGCGGCACTCCAGCCACCGGTACCGCTCTGCCGGTCCCCTATGCTCTCGATTCCACCAACCCGGCGGCGACTGCTACGACCACAGCTTGGACAGCCAATCCCACCATCACCGACTCTTCCCCTGGCATCATCGACAGCGGTGTGCTCTCCTTGGCCAAGACCGACGGTACCAACGGCTCCGGTCAGCCCTTCACTCTCTGGGACTACACCGAGCGGAACTATGTCCAAGCTCCGCTGCTGCGCGGCATCGCCCAGCAACTCTGCGTCAACCTCAACGCCAACGCCGGTACATTCACCGGCAATGCCATCAGCATCACCTTCAAGTGGACGGAGCTTCAGCAATGAGAAAGTATCTCCTTGCAGGCGCGGTCTTCCTGGGGCTCTGCGCTCCCGCTTTGGCCGTCGATGTCTGCACCCAAATGGGCAACGCGAACTACACCGTGTTGGCCAACGACGTTCGCATCTGCACTCCGCCGACGTTGTCGGCGCCGCGCACGATCACGCTAATCTCCGCCGGGGCCACCAGCGTTGGCCAATCCCCCAACCTCCCCGGCGGTCCAGCCGCCTCGGCCGCCTTGGAAGTCATTGACAACCAAGGCTCGATCACCTCGACCAACACCATCACGATCACTCCCGCCAGTGGCGAGACGATCAACGGCTCGACCAATTCCATCATCATGAACTCTGCCTTCGGGCGGGTGACCTTGTTCCCGCTTACCGGCTCTAGCTGGTTCGCGGTCTACGGCACGACCAATACTGCTCCCAACGTTCAAGTCTTCACCGCCAGCGGCAGCTGGACAGCCCCCGCCGGTATCTCGTACGTCAACGTGAATGGCTGTGGTGGCGGCGGTGGCGGTGGCGGTGGTTTTGGCGTTGCCTCTGGCACTGCGGCAGCAGGCGCTGCTGGCGGCGGCGGAGCCAACTGCAAGAACATCACCTACAAAGCCACTGACATCGCCACGACCCAGGTCATCACCATCGGCGCCGGTGGCCTCGGCGGTACTGCCCCTAGCGGCCCCGGCGGCGTTGGCGGCAACACCTGCTTCGGTGGAACCGCCGCCTGCGGTGGCACCTCCTTGCTCATCATGTTCGGTGGCGGGGGCGGTGGCCAGGGCGTTACCGGCGCAGGCAACACCGGTGGTGGTGGCGGAGGCGGAACGACCGCCGCTGGCGCTGTTGGTACTGCTTCCGCAGGCGCTGCCGGCGATGCCTGCGCCGCCGCAGGTTCCACCTCTGCCGTTGGCACAGTCTCCACTTGCTATGGTGGCGGAGCCGGCGGAGCAGGCGGAGCCGCTGCTGGTGCAGCCGGTCAGGCCGGTGGCGCAGCGCTCTCCTACGGAGCCCCCGGCGGCGGTTCTGGCGGCGGCGTTACCACCGCTCCTGCCGCGACAGCAGGCGGCGCCGGCGGTGTCTCCATCGGGTGCATCACCGGCCCGGTTGGCGGCACCGCTCCCGGCGGAGCCGGCGGCCCTGGCACTGGCACCTACACCACCCTCCCCGGCTGTGGCGGAGCCGGCGGAGCCTCTGGCCTCCTCCTTGCCACGTCGTCTGGCGCTGGCGGCGCCGGGCTTCGTGGTTCCGGCGGGGGCGGTGGCGGAGACTCCTGTACCTCTGGCGGTGCTTGTACCGGCTCAGCTGCTGCCGCCGGTGGCGCAGGCGGAGCCGGCTTCCTCGTCATCACCTCATGGTAATCGGTGGGGCTTCGGCCCCACCCTTTTAGGAGGCTGAGATGCAGCGAGCGTTAACACTTCTCGGGGTTGCCCTGCTCCTGCTTGGCAGCCTCATCGTCGGTAACAATCTGCCTCGGGCCCAGGTCATCCCGCCGCCGGGGCAGGTGGCTATCGCCTGTGCCAACAACGCGGCCCCGCCGACACCGACGATCGGCCAGTTCTACCTCATCCAGTGCGACAGCACCGGGGCTCTGCTCATAAGCGGGGCAGGGAGCCAAGCTACAATCATCAACCTGCTCCAACAGCTGGTCAACCAAGCCATCCCGGCTTGTGCCAACACGCCGGTTGTCTCCGCCAGTGCCGAAGGCGCGCACGTTTTCAAA